TTTTTTGCGAGCAGGTTACAAAAATCTATTAATCCGTTATCGCTTAGTCTGTCTGCCTGGGCTAAATCTCCTGTGACTACCATCTTGGATCCTTCTCCCAAGCGTGTTAGTAGCATCTTCATTTGATTTATTGTGGTATTCTGACATTCGTCTGCAATAATATAGGCATTCTTGAATGTGCGGCCACGCATGTATGCTAATGGGCTTATTTCGATAACTCCTTCCTCCAACATTTTTTTAATGTCTGCTTGTTTATAATATTCTGCAAAGACGTCAAATATAGGTCTCGTCCACGGCGCCATCTTTTCATTTAAGTCGCCTGGTAAAAATCCTAGATCTTCGTCTACACTAACGGCGGGTCTTGTAACTACAATTTTGTCCACAACACCGTCTTGAAACAGTTTGATTCCGTTTTGTACGGCTAACAAAGTTTTACCCGTGCCGGCTGGGCCAATGGCGATAACAATACTGTTTTGCTCATCGTGCAGTTTGCTTAGGTATAATTTCTGATTAGGGTTTCGTGCAGTGATCACTACACGCTGCTTCTTGTGCGGAAGGTATGGTTCAAAATCAATTACTTTAACTTCTGATGTAAAGCGTTTCTTCACTCTTTTGCTCATCTAAGTTGTTCTCCTACTCGTAAAAGCAGGACTTGTAGCGACCGCCCTGATAACTACAGAGGTCCTACACAACTATTTACTGATTTCTACAAAAAGTAAACTGATATGTTATCGTTTTAAACCAGCTAAATAAGTATAGAAAACTGTGGAACCTAACATGTACGATATTTTAGACATTATACGTAATATTGACGACTTATACGAAAACAACACAAGCCTTGCAATAATGAAGGATCTTGAGCGTGTTCTAGATGAGATGGACATATATGCCTACGAAAACTGGGAAGATGGCGAATTAGCCTACGGACCACAAGTTGATCGTCATTGGATCACAGCAGGGTTTATGTGGCCCAAAGATAGAATGCCAAACCCTGTAGCTGCAAAGCGTTTACAAGATTTAGGTTGCAAAATCAAGTATCAAAAAAGTCACTTGATCGAACCTAGAAAAATACGCACTCCAGAAGACATTCGTCCTGGAACTAAAAAAGGCAAATTAGATCGTAAACCAATTTGGATTGTAGAAATACAAATGCCAAAAAAGATTGCGTTTGACATGTATCGAGGTTACATGGATAAAATGAAAGCAGAGTCTCAGCCTGATAAGTCAGAAGAGAAAAAACCTGCTATGCCTCCAGGAGCTATGCCTCCAGGTGGTGGAATGCCTCCGGGCGGAATGCCTCCAGTTGGAGCAGCACCAGCAGCACCAACAGCGGGAGCAGCACCAGCAATGCCAGGAGCACCAGTATAATGATGAATGAAAGTCTTAGAGCATCAGATCTCAGAGGTTTTATTAAAAAAATTATTGAGATAGACGCATTCAAAAGTAAAATTGGCGACGACGAAGACATTGTAACCATGTCTTTTACAGTAGATCACGAAGATCCGGCAAAAGATTTAGAAAATTTTATTGAAATGGGTTACGACTTTGTATTAGATGCAGATGTTAGCCCTGGCGAATTAGATGACGGCACCTACAGAGTTTACGTTGAACTAGAGCGCACAAGACATGCACCAGAGCAAATTAGAGAAATTCTTGACGGTGTAGAAAAAATCTCAGGCATCAATAATTTTAAATTTAGATATTTTAAAAATTTTAAGAGTCAAGATGCTACAGAGGAAAACTTATCTGCGGCTATTCCATTAGACAAAGATAGTTATGAGATAGCAACAGAACGAAATAAAGTTGATAATTTTCAAGAATTTTTTAGTCGTAGCTATGCAGACGAGATTCAAATGTTAGACGAGTCAATAAGTTTTAAACGTATCTACGGTGATAAAATTACATTCAAAATTATAACTAGTGGTAGTACTAAAGAAGTTTTTGGAGAACTTGACGGCCCATTCTTGCTAGAAAGCAAAAGTATGGCGGAAGTAATGTTTTTAACAAAATACATCGGAAACTATAACATTACAAAAGTAGGCAATGCTTTTGTGTTTGAAAACAACGGTTGGGCCGTTGCACTTGAAAGGAAAGAATAATGAGCGGATTTGAGTTTGATTTTACATTAGCAAAATTTAAAGAATGTGTTGGCGGGAATCCTCCACATGCAGAACATTGGTACGAAGCATTATGCCAAATTTTGCCCGATTATGATATTCATACAGTACCCCGTGTAGCAGCATTTTTAGCACAAACAGCACACGAGTCGGGCGGCTACAGAGCAATTAAGGAAAACTTAAATTACAAAGCAGAAAGTTTAATGCGTGTTTGGCCAAGATATTTTCCTACATTAGATGTTGCTAAACAATATGCACACAATCAAGAAAAAATTGCCAATCGTGCTTATGCAAATCGTATGGGCAACGGTGACGAAGCATCAGGCGACGGATGGAAGTTCTGCGGTCGTGGGTTAATTCAACTCACTGGCAAGAGTAATTACGAACGTTATGCAGAAAGTTTAGAAATTAGTTTAGACGAAGCTAGTGAGCATCTAACAACATTTGAAGGGTGCGTACAAAGTGCAGCATGGTTCTGGGAAGCTAATAATTTAAACCAATGGGCAGACAAAGGTGACATGTTAACATTGACCAAGCGTATTAACGGTGGCACTATTGGATTAGAAGATCGTATTAAGCACTACAACCATGCAATCCATGTGCTAGGACACTAAAATGTTTTGGCTATTAGCATGGATCCCCGATAGTTTACTTTTGTATGTAGTACATACAATTTTAATTGTCGGTGCGATAAGTTCTTTTTTGAGCTTCTTTCTACTACATAGAATAGTCAGATGGTTTCCTGCTCTAGCACCATATCATTTACTAGTACAAATTGTCAGTGCTATTCTTTTAGTAGCTGGTATCTATTTCAAAGGCGGATATGATACAGAATCAGAATGGCGTCAACGTGTAGCAGAACTAGAAGATAAAATAAAAGCAGCAGAAGAAAAGTCTAAAGAAGTTAACGAAAAAATTGTAGTAAAATACAAAGATAGGGTACAAGTAATTAAAGATACGCAGATTGTTGTACAGGAAAAGATTAAAGAAGTTGAAAAACTTGTAGATGCTAAGTGCGAAGTAGCACCAGAAGCTGTTAACATCTTAAATGAAGCAGCTAAAAAACCTGAGAGAGGGCAAAAATGAAACTAGTCCTAATTCTAGCAACTACACTACTATTAACAGGATGTTTGTCTACTCCTGTTAAACGAAATTTTCCAGAAGTTCCTAAAGAACTAACAGAACTGTGTCCTAATTTAAAAGACGTTCCAGAAGGAACAACTAAACTCAGTGATGTACTAAGAGTTGTTACTGAAAACTACAGTCAGTATCACGAATGCCAGTTCAAAGGCGAACTGTGGAAAGAATGGTACGAAACCCAAAAACAAAATTTTGATAGCGTAAAGTAAATAGTCGAAAGGAGCGCAAATGGCATTACACGATTCAATTCTAAAATTAATCAATAAAGACCCTAAGGATACAGATGCACCAAAACCTGCACCTGGAAGCCGTAGTGAAAGAGAAGCAAAAATCAAAGACAAAGCAGGTATGGTCATCAGCGTGTTTGCCTTGTTTTTAGCAGTTAATAGTTGGTACGGTGGTAAGTTAAGTAGTACAGTCCTTAACAACACCTTAGGTGCCAATAACGCTTGGGCACAGTATCAAGCAAAGAACAACCGCTTGGTAAGTTATGAGATTGCCAGCAAAACAACTAGCGATCCTAAATTACGTGCAGAATTTAAAGCAGAAGCAGAACGTATGGATGCGGACAAGAAAGAAATTGCCGTTAATGCACGTAAGATGGAACACGAAAGAGAAGTAGCAAAGAAGTCTAGTCCTTGGATTGGTTATGCCAGTACAGCGTATCAACTGGCTATTGTTGTTCTTTCAGCAAGTATCCTTGCTGTAAGTATGCCAATGTTTTGGAGTAGTTTTGTAGTAGCAGGCGTTGGGCTGTTTTTAAGTGCCCAAGGTGTGTTTCTATTTTTATAATAGGAGTAGTTAAATGACAACAGCAGATGAATACGCAAAAATGAGCGATGCTGAAAAGAAAAAAGAAGATTGGATGAATAGTAAATGGCGTCCGATGATGGGATGGCTGTACATGGGAGTATGTGCATTTGACTTTGTACTATTTCCAATTATGTGGAGTATGTTACAAGCAGTCATGCATGTGTCACAGATTACACAATGGCAACCGTTAACACTTCAAGGTGCAGGATTGTTCCATATTGCAATGGGAGCAGTTTTAGGTATTGCGGCTTTAGGTCGCACACAAGAAAAATTAGCAGGAGCTAACAATGGCGGAGCAGCAACAACACCAACAACAGGCTTTAGCGTACCTCCAGCAGCACCAAGCAGTTTCCAGGCACCAGCTGCGACAAGTTTCGGAGCAACAGGCGCCACAGGAGGCTTTAGCTCAAGCGGCGTTGGAAGCGCACCTAGTCCAGCACCAGCAAGTTTTGGTGGCGGCTTCAGTAGTGCAGCACCGATAGCAACAACAGCTACCGGTAAAAAGATTGTCCCAACAGACGATCCTGTTTTATAAAGGAAAAATTATGAAAAAAATTATTTTTGTAGCAGGGTTAGCATTAACTCTTTCTAACCCAGTATTTGCAGGTGGAGAAATCAAAGAAGTCTGTAAGGACAAGTTAGACAAAGCAGGCAAAGTTGTCAAAGGCAAGGACGGAAAAGCAGTCCAAGAATGCAAAAAAATTAAAGTACACAAAAAAGTAGAAGGCGAAAAAGTACCAGAATCAGCTAAAAAGAAATAAAATTTCAATTGGCTTGACAGGTCAATGTAAATAGTGTACTATCACTTTTACTTGACCTGTTTTTATGACTATGCAAGATTACTATTCAATATTAGGTGTCAGCCCAGAAGCTGGACCAGACGAAATCAAAAAAGCCTACAGAAAGTTGGCAAATCAACATCATCCTGATAAGGGCGGAGATCAGGCCAAATTTAAGGACATCAGTGTCGCTTACGATACCTTGAGCGATGGTAAGAAACGTGCCGAATATGATTTACAAAGACAAGGTGGAGGACCACATGTTCGTTTTACATCCGGAGATTTCCAAGACCTAAATGATTTATTTGGTGGGTCCTTTGACCCGTTTGGGCATAGATCTAATCCGTTCTTTGATGTGTTTGGCAGAGGTGGAAGAAGGAACAGAGATCTAAATATACAATGCCAAATTACTCTCCTGGATTCTTTTTTAGGTAAGCAATTAGAAGCAAATTATCAACTGCCTAGCGGAAAGCCTCAAACAGTTGTAATAAATGTACCAGCAGGTATCAACCACGGCGAAACAATTAGATATCAAGGACTAGGTGATGACAGCATTCCTGGTATGCCTAGAGGAAGTTTAAATGTAACTGTAATAGTACTTCCTGATCCTAATTTTAGAAGACAAGGCGATGACTTATATACTACTGTAAACATCAGTCCAATTGAGGCTATGATAGGTTGCAGAAAACGTGTAAAATATATTACCGGCGAAGAAAAAGAAATTGACATCCGACCAGGAGTCGAAACTGGTGTGGAATATGCCAGTCAAAACTTTGGTTTTTCAGATCCAAGGACTGGTCAGCGTGGCAGATTTGTCATTGCTGTCAACATAAGAACTCCTAACATAACTGATCCAGATATTGTTCGCAGGTTAAAAGAAATTAATGATGAAATTAGTATTAGATCCTGATCCAATCCTAAAACAAGTAGCAGTTGATTGGGATTTTGAAAAAGATACAGACGCCGAGCAAGTTGAACAAGATATGATTTCTATTATGAAGTCATTCAACGGGCGTGGACTAGCAGGTAATCAAGTGGGCTTACTAAAGCGAGTATTTGTTATTTCGCTCAACAGTACCAAAGAAACCCTGGCAATGTTCAATCCCAAAGTCATCAGTCATGGCGATCAAGAACATAACTCAGAAGAAGGATGTTTAAGTTTTCCAAATCTTTGGTTAAAGGTTAAACGTCCAACTAAAATAGATGTCGAATACCTTGACAAAAAGGGAGAAGAATGTAAAATGACATTAACTGGCATCGATGCTAGATGTTTTTTACATGAGTTAGATCATTTAAACGGAATTACCTTTACAAGTAAAGTAAGTTCAATGAGTCTGATATTAGCTAGAAAGAACCAAAGGAAAAAATAAATGGTAGAACCAAGTGATAACCTACAAGCAGTTTTTGAAAAAGCTATTGAAACTGCTAAAAAGCTACACCACGAATATCTGACAATTGAACATCTGTTGTTTGCTATTCTTATGGAAGAAGGGTTTAGCAAAACACTACAGGGCTATGGTACTAACATAGACGATTTTAAAAAGAATATTGTCAATTATCTACAATCAAAGTGCCAAGAAATCACTGTGCAGGATGTTGTAGTAAAACCTAAAAAGACCCAAAGTGTTGAACGCATCCTAAATCGTGCGTTCACACAAGTACTGTTTAATGGCAGACAGCGTATCGAACCTGCTGATGTATTCCTTGCTATGATGGGAGAAAAGCGTAGCTGGGCCTATTACTTTATTCAGCAATCGGGCATCGATAAGGACAAGTTTGCAGATTATCTAAACAGCGCAGTAGAAGAGAGTGAAGAAGAAGAAGACCCAAGAGAAGGCATGGCTAATAAAGCACTCAATGCCTTTACCACTAACTTAAATGATCAAGTTAAGAAAAATAAAATTGATCCTGTTATTGGTCGTGTAGACGAGCTAGAGAATATTGCTCTTGCTATGGGTCGAAGAAACAAAAATAACGTAATACTTGTAGGAGATCCAGGAGTAGGTAAGACTGCTATAGCAGAAGGACTGGCCTATAACATTGTCAAGGGTGCTGTACCTGATTTCCTCAAGGATTACACCGTATATAATTTAGATATTAGCAGTATGCTGGCAGGTAGTAAATATCGCGGAGACTTCGAAGAACGGTTTAAGGCTGTTCTTAAAGGACTTGCAAAGAAAGGCAAAACTATTCTGTTTATTGACGAAGCACATATGATAAACGGTGCAGGTTCTGCCAGCAACGGCGCCAATGATTTAGCTAATATGATGAAGCCTGCACTGAGCAAAGGTAACATCAAGGTTGTTGCTAGTACCACGTGGGAAGAATATCGTAAACACTTTGAGAAGGATCGTGCATTAATGCGCCGATTCCAACGTATTACTGTTGACGAACCTACACAAGAAGTAACGCTACAGATCCTTAAAGGTCTTAAAAAATATTATGAACAATTCCATAATGTTAAGATCAAGGATGATGCGCTACAAGCGGCAATTAAGTTGTCCGTCAAGTTCCAAACAGACAAAAAACTACCAGACAAGGCCATTGACTTGATTGATTTGGCTTGCAGTCGTTTTAATTTGAAGCTTGCCGAGGACCGTATTGTATCTGAGAAAGAAATTGAACACGAACTAAGCAGGGTGGTACAGATCCCAGAAGAAGTTGTTAGTGAAACTGAAAGTCATAATCTAGCAACTTTGCAGGATAAACTACAACAAGAAGTCTACGGTCAAGATCTTGCTGTACAAGAAATTGTGGACAGAATTGTTGTTGCACAAGCAGGTCTAAAAAATGAAAACAAACCTATTGGTAGCTTTGTGTTCATGGGGCCAACTGGATGTGGTAAAACAGAAACAGCAAAGGCACTGGCTAAAAATCTTGGTGTTAAATTGTTGCGTTTTGATATGAGTGAATATCAAGAAAAGCACAGCATCAGTAAGTTGATTGGTAGCCCTCCTGGCTATGTTGGGTTCGAAGAAAATGCTGGTCAACTTATTACTAGTATTCAGGAAAGTCCTAATGCTGTTCTATTGTTTGACGAAGTTGAAAAATCGCATCCCGATGTATCAACTGTACTGTTACAAATGATGGATAACGGATTTATTACTGGTAGTAACGGTAAGAAAGCAGACTGCCGTCAGCTTATCCTTATTTTAACAACAAATGCTGGCGCACAAGAAGCTGAAAAGAACGCCATTGGTTTCGGAGCACAGCAAAAAGAATACAGCGATAAAGAACTTAATAAATTCTTTACACCAGAGTTCCGTAATCGTTTAGACGGAATCATTACATTTAATAAGTTGGGTAAAGAAACGATGGTCAAGGTCGTTAACAAATTTATTGACGAACTTAAAGAACAAGTTAAGGAAAAAGGCATTCGAATTAAAGCTGATAAAGCTGCTATCGACTTCTTAATAGAAAAAGGATTTGATAGTAAAATGGGTGCTCGTCCATTACAACGTGTTATTGACAAGGAAATCAAACGTGACCTTGCTAAGATGATGTTGTTTGGTGATTTGAAAAATGGCGGATGGTTGAATATCAGTGCAGATGACTCTAAGATCATCTTAACAGCTAAACCTAAAGTTCCTAAGGTCCCGTTGTTGTCCATTGACAGTCTCAACGAAGCGTTAGATAATGCAAACGAAAATAACTAGACATCTTTATAACGGAAAGTACCAGTACAAACTAGTGTTAGTTTGTGCTGGTGCCAACTGGTTTAGGGGTGGAGACTGGACTGGAACTCTAGAAAATTTAAAAAAAGTAACCTTGAATGATTCTAGAAGTTCACGTACCAGTATCAAAACACAAGAAGATCTAGATTACGCATTTAAGTTACAGGCACAACTTAAAAAAATCAGCGATATAAATGTTCGGGTTGAAACTCCGTGGATTAGCATTTATACTAATGAAAAATCAGCCGTTGATGCTCTTATAAAGTTAGATAAAACCAAAGTAAAATATGTTAGTGTTCCTCCAACAAATACTACCCTTGTTGAAGGTGTTATTATTTTACCCAAAATTAACTACGATTTTAAAGTAACTCTTGGTAAATCAGATACTCAACAATCGGCTTTTGTCAGTTGGGCTGAAAATAACTCTAAAGTCAAGCTGACAAAGAGCTGTAAAAAAGAACTGATGAGAGATCGCAGTTGGGGCGGTAGCTACTTCTATATCACGGGCGAAAACAATCTCCTGCTGGCAAAAATGCACTTAGGCGGCTCAATAAACAAGATTGAGCGCATAGCTAAAGCCTAACCCCTAAAACCTTTTTCCGATAAATAGTATATTACTACAGAATCACTGTGACTATAATTTATGGGCTCAAAATATGCGAATACGAGAACTACTAGAAGGTAAGAAATTTAACGATTTAGACTTTGTTACCAAAGACGAAGATGGAGAGCGAATCAACTACGATTTAGTTGAGGACTTGACGTACTTCATGAATAACGACGACGACACTTACAGACGTCATGTATTTCCTAGTATAATTAAATGTGTAGATAGTTTAAAATCTAAAAAAGACACATCGCCTGATTTCTTTGAATCTGCTGTAGAAAAAAGCTACAAAGAATATTGCAAAAAGTTTCCAATTAGACATTTGTCTAACAGTTTAGAAGAAGAAATGTTTGAGGAAATTTGCAAAAAATTACATGATGATGTTTGCAAAGATTACGAAGACGGCAAGTACAAGGACTAATTGTGTTACTTCGAGAATTATTTTATTTTGAAAATGCACCGGCAAAAAAGAAACTAGGCCGTGCGTTTAATCACCTCGAAGACTTGGTATTCTTTCACGGAAGTGCTGGCACTATAGAAGCACTAGAACATTTAAAAGATCTTGCTACACAATCAGGCGCTAAGTCAGTAAGAATGAAATGGGACGGTAATCCTCAGATATACTGGGGCAGAGAGCAAGCTGGAGGTCCTTTAATACTATCCGGACATAACGGATGGAGTCGTGGTGCAAAATATTCTAATAAAAAAGACATCTACAACTTTATTGCTAATCAAAGCGGCAAGCCTGGAACACCTGAGCAACAAGCAGAACGTCAAAGATTTGCTAAAGAATTTGCTGCTCTACAACCATTGTTTGATGCTGCAACTCCAAAAGACTTTGTTGGCTTCGTGTACGCCGATGGACTATTTTTACAACGCCCGCAATTAGGACAAGATGGAGTTTATACATTCTGTCCTAATCCACATAGTCAAACTTGTTATCATGTTAGATCAACTAGTGAACTAGGACAAAGAATTAGTCGAGCGCAAGTTATGGTTGTTGGTCATGCTTACTTTCCAGACTTTGGAATGGATGACAGTGAACAAGAACCTATGGACGATTTTAGTATGTTTAATCAAACACCTAACTTAATTGTCCAAGGGCCAATATATAATCAGTCAGAAATAAAAGTAGACACCAAAGCCATAGACCAAACTGAAGCGTATGTTAAAAAACATTCAGCACAGATAGATGGATTTTTACAAGGTGTTCCAGGTATGAGTGACCTTAAGGACATTTTGTATAAATTTGTTAATCAGACTGCTAAGGCAAAAAACTTAGATAATATAGGAACAGATTTGTTCTTCCAATGGCTAGGCAGTAGTGGAGTTAGCGGTCCTAAACAACAAAAAATTAATCAACTGAGTCAACAATTTAATGGCGCATTAGAAGCAATCTTTACACTAGTACGACAAATACAAGATATTAAAGATAATGTAATTGATCAAATTGAATCCGGACACTCTGCGGATATATGGGACACGCACGGAGAAGGTCGTGTAAGATATGCGGACACTAACAAACAATTTGGTAATGTTAAATTAGTACCTAGAAAACGTTGGACACCAAAATGAGACTAAGAGAATTATTCGAAAACGTATACGAAATAGCAGACGACACTAAGCCATTTGATGGTAGTTTAAAAACTATTGGCATCTGCTACGGTCGCTGGAACCCTCCACACAAAGGCCACAGAGAAGTTTGGAAGGCGGCTAGTAAAAATCCTATCTGGTTTGTAGGCACTAACGAAGATACAGAAGGTCCTAAAGACCCGTTACCATACGATGTTAAATTACAGGCCATGGCAGCTGTATGGCCAGGTATTAAAGGCCATGTTATCGCAGAACATGACCTATTTGTAATGGCTACGAATATCTATGAAAAATACGGAGAAAATGTTCAATTAAATGTTTACACCGACGAAGCATGGTTAGCAAGTAATTTACAAAAATACAACGGTCTTTTTAATCAAAAGCATGGCGGTTATAAATTTGCTCAGATTGACTGGAAGCAAACTAAGAGACTTGCAAGAGCTACAGATTTAAGACAGTCTGTACGAGACGGCGATCGTAAAAAGTTTTACACAGATGCCGGCATATCTCCAGATGCCATGATCACTATAGGCGATAAGGCATATCCGTTATTTGACATTGTAGCTCATTACTTACTAAAGTATCCTGACAAAACTAAGAAAGAATCAGTTGCAGAAGGCTCAGCTGGTAAAGTTGGCAAAGGCGGAACAAAAGGTATAGACAAAGAAAAGAAATCTGCAATGAGAAATGCATTAACTATACCTGGTTTAAATCAAAGTACTGGTAGTGCTTACAAGAATTATAGAATGGGTCTTGCATTAGCTGGTGCTCCAACTTATCCAACTGAAATGGAAGCAGATAACTGGATAGGTGGTGATCCGCTATTATCCACATATACCGACGAAGAGTTTGAAATGGTCAAGGCCGCTGCTAAACAAGTAGGTGCAGGCACTATACAAAACTGGAGTGGTAACCGCAGTCAAGAAGTAGCAGATGTAAATAAAACAAGCCCAGTAGCCAAGCCTAAAAAGAACAAATACGGAGTTTAAAAGTGGAAGACGAAAAATATTTTGCAGCATTAAAAACAGCATTTGCTAGTGAATATGCATTTGCACTAAAAGCACAAAACTTTCATTGGAATGTCGAAGGTCCTAACTTTCCTCAATATCATGCACTATTTGAAAAAATTTATGACGAAGTCTATGGAGTGATTGACGACTTTGCCGAGAATCTACGCAAAGTAGGAACATATACACCTGCAAGTTTTTCACGTTTTAATATGCTAACTGTTATTCAAGACGAAACTCAAATGTTAGACGAGCGTAGTATGCTTATGGAACTATATGAAGATAGTGAAAAAATGGCTAATATTTTTAAAGCTATTTTTCAACTAGCTGAGGAACGCGGCGATCACGGTCTAAGTGATTTCTTTGCGGCACGCCAAGATGCACACAAAAAGCACAGTTGGATGTTAAGAGCAACATTAAAGTAATATGGACGAACTAGCTCAAATTAAAAAGTTAGCTGGTATTAAACCTTTTCCAGGTTTAACAGAGTATTCTATCGAAGACGGTAGTAATATCAGTTTAACTGGCAACGAAAAAGGCGAGCTAATGAAAAAACACGATATAAAACCAGGAACACCTGAATGGTTTCAACTATGGTTTAGTTTACCTAAACTGACAGGAGAAAAACCAATTGGCCCGGGTATAAGGAAAAAATAATGAAAGTAACAGATATTTTAAGTGAAATCAGCTTAGGTGACTACACTAAAAAAGCTACCATGAGTAAGGCTATGGCACAAATGGATAAAGCCTTTAAGTATCCTGGAGACCATGATAAAATTATCTCAAAACGAGAGCAAGGTTTAGCTCGTGCTAAGTCTCGATTAGATAAGAAACGTGCGGCTGCAGATGAGAAAGCTAGATCCGATGCATTAGAAAAAGATCGTGCTAATCGCCCAGAACTTGAAGATAAGTTAAAAAAACTAAAAGCTGAATTTGATCCTAATTACGAATACAGCGATGACCACAGTTTTTGGAGCAAACAGCGAGATATAAAAGCTGCTATTAATCGCATAGAACAACGACTTTCACAGCTAGACGAAACTGCAACGCCCGGTGCTACTAGTGCTGCTAACGTAGGAACAGTAGATGCACCACAACTTAGCCCAGGAAAAGCCCGCGGTAAAAAGAGTTATATTGGTGATCCTTGGGGTGGAAAATCAGGTACAAAAGCACCTCCACAGCCTAAAGTAAAACAACCTAAAACCAAAGCAGGAACTGCTGTAAATGCACTAGATATGAAAGGTGCTAATTTATTTGGTGGCTCGGCCATTAAAAGAAGCTAAATATACGATAACGGAGTTTATACCATGCACGACGACATGCAACCAGATACATTAAATCCAGCACCAGCTGGCGCACAACAAGATCACGAAGGCGCAATGGCCCGTGCTGATCTTTACAAATTAGCTAATTATTCTCTTAAATTGTTTAAGAAATTAGACGATTCTGCACAACTAGAAGGTTGGGTACAGGCTAAGATCACTAAAGCTGCAGATTATATTGCCAGTGTTTATCACTACTTAGAGTATGAAATGAAATTCAATGAGTACGGTGAACACTTATCTAATGCAGAAGTTATGAGTGAAGGCCAGAAAGCTCAAATTCTTAATAAGTTAACTGAAGCTCGTCAAAAGGTTGCAGCATTGAAGAAGATGCAAGCAGATAAGATGTCTGGTAAAAAGGTTGAAGAAGGTGTACTCAGTGGCGGAGAGCGTCCATGTGCAGAGTGCGGTGGAAGCGGAATGGTCTACGAAGAACCAAAAGCTATTCCAGATCATGTTAAAACTAAAGTCGACAAGTACAAGAGACTTGTAAAGGCAACTAAGGCTGCTCATAAGCGTATGGATGCTAATAATAACGGCATTCCAGACGACGAGGAAATGGAAGAAGATCAAGGCGGACTTAAGAAAGTCGGTGATACTACTAAAACTCATCAGGGCGGTACTGTAACTAAGACAGCGACTGGTATTCGTCACGAACGCGATCCAAGCAGTTACGATGACGGCGGAGACAGTGAAGAAAAATCTGGTAAAGGCAAAAAGAGCCACGCTAAGGCTATGAGTGCTGCCGAGAAGAAAGATCGTGCTCCGAAGTTAAAACAGTCTAAGTCAGGCACATGGGGCATGAAAGACGGTGAAAAGTTTGACAATCGTAAGAAAGAAAAAGCAGTAGATGAAACATTCGGCCAAGGTGTGTATGCTGAAGGTAACGAGCCAAAAGACAAACCTAAAAAAGGCGAGAAGGTTGGTAAGGAAGGTAATGCATTTGGAAATGCAGTTCGCAAAGCCAAAGCAGACGGCGTACAAAAAGGCGAAAAAATTACTGTAGGTGGTAAAGAATACCCAGTAAAAGAAGCCTTAAAAGGCAATCAGCATAAACTAGATGTAGACAACGACGACGATATCGAAGCAGATGATCTAGCAGATTTACGTGCTGGCAAGAAAAAGAAAGAACAAAAAGTTGCTGAATCAGATAAAAAGACCATGAGCCGTGCTGCCAAAGGTAATGAAAAGTATGGCAAGGACGGAATGAAGGCTTTAGCTAAAGCTGGTAAAGACGGTGCAAGCGAAAAGAAAATGGATGCTATTCGTGACAAACACGACAAGTATTCAGAATCATGGAAGTTAAAGGCCAAGGCTCTTAAAGAAAATTTAGATTCACTAGCACCTAGTTTAGAATTAGAACTAGACGAGACAGGTGAACCTGATTTAACAGCAGTTCTTCAACAGATCAAACAAATGGATCCTAAAGGTTTAGAACAAGCATTAGCTGCTGAAGCAACAACTCCAGGCTCAATTGCTAAATTCATTGACAGCAAAATGATGGGATTACAAGGTAGTGCAGCAGGTCAAGCTACTGGTGCTACAATGGGGTCTGATCCAGCAAAGACCGCGGGACAGGAACCCGCTCAATCAGCACCAGATATGAATCCAACTACTGAACCATCTACACCAGCTGCAGAATCAGTAGAGTTTAATCGCATCAAAGCACTAGCAGGACTGTAATATGAGTCTTAAAAATGACATAACAAAGTTCTTGTCCATCGTGGACAAGAACGATGTTAAAATTATAAAAGAAGAAGTAGACAATAATCGTGTCTTAAATGAAGGTGCTAATCCGCACAAAGTTACATTGCCTGTACAAATGGCCATGCAACACTATCAAAAAGATAGTTCTACAAAAGATTCATTATTGCGTAAGTATTTTAAAGAAGCCGAAGAAAGTTCTTTGCAAAAAACACAAGAACGTAAAGCGTTGTTGTCACAATATGCACAAAATATTTCTAAAAGAGTTTTAGAAAGAAGCAAAACATTTGAAGATGCAGCATCTTTAGCACAGGGTTACATTAGTCAACTAACTGCTATGATGCAACAGGCTACACAGCCTTGGGAAAAGAAGCAACTAGAATATAGAATCAAAGCAGTGCAGCAAGGCATGGTTCCTAGAGATAAAAAAATTCTTCCGCCTGCTGAATGGGAAAAAACAACAGATCCAACAACTATATCACGCATTATCGGAAAAGATGGGCTTAGTCCAGAATATTTAGAAAAATCAAATATGTTTGGTCGTGGGTTAGATTATATTGGACTACCAGGTCGTCACCCAACAAACCCAGGATTAAAATTCGAATCAGGAAAATAAAATGGATTTACGCTCAGTACTTGAAAAACTTGACGAAATAAAAAGACAACATTTTTTAGCAGAAATGGAAGACCTAATGGAAAAGGTAGGTCTAAGACTTGCTGATTATACTGCGGCTGTTAGAGGTATCACTGACGATAACCAACGTGCCGCTAAAATTGGTGAGATTGCAAGACAGTATAATTTTCCAGGTTTATTCGATCCTGTTTCAGGTAAGTTTGTCAATGCCAAGGATGGTAAGTTTGCTTGGTTTGGCGGATACGAAGCTGAAGTAAGACAGTTAGCAGCCAAGGGATTAATTCCAGATGCGGCTAAAACAAAAGTTTGGGGACTGATGGGGCAGGACGAAAAGATTGCAAAACCTAATAGTCAAACTGCTGAAAAACTTTATCAACAAATTGATAAGGCAGACGAGCTAATCAAAAAAGCAATAGAAGCTCCTGTTAAAGAAGGACTTGCAGAATCTTTATTAAAAGAATTTGGAATCAACACTAATTTATTAGAAGCTATTACTCCAGAAGAACATCAACTAATTAATAAGACTCGTCAAGATATTGAGCCATTACTCAAGGCCGCCGACGGAGATGCTGTAGAATACAAAGCAAATTACGAAAATTATATTAGAATGCGTAATGAATTAATTGCCAAGATCAACGCATTAATTGAAGCTATTAAGAAATTGCCTGCACCGAAAACAACGCCTGCAGGCAATACAACACGTCAAGGTAGTGCAGCTACACCTGCTAACGAATCTGTAAGCAATTTAGAAAAAAATTTATTAGTTGAATTATCACTGACTCCAGCGGGGAAAAAAGCCAACGCTAAAATATATCAACCTACTAGTACAGGGTACTTAACTCCAGCACAATCGCAGCATAACATTAATATGATTAAAAAAGGTTATGCGCAATACGATACTAGCGATCATATAGGACAAAATATTAAAGATTTTGCAAACTCAGCTACAGTTGGGTTTGCCGACAAAATTGCAGCATGGGCTAGTAGCCGAAATGATCCGAACACTAGTTACGATGCAGAATTACTCAAGCTCAGAGGACAAACTGATGCATATAATAGAAGTGGTCAAGCCACGAATTTACGAAATGCAGTGAAAGCAGTTACTGGTTATGAAATGTCACCAGACAATATGTTTGGTAATATGACCCCAGGAGACCTTGCAGGTGCTATTGCAACCGGAGCTGGTTTATATAATCTAGGAGCAAAAACTGTTGCAAAGTTTGGCGGAGGAAAAGTTGCTAAAGTGGTGGGCGGCACTACTACAGGCGTCGTTGCTCCTGTTGCGGCGGCTATGACTATCGGCGAGCCTGACAGCAAAGTACCAGGTACAAGACCGGTCAGCCCTCAGCCAGCAAAAGACAAAAATATTGAAGCATTCCAAAGAGAAGTTTTAAAAACTGATAAGAAAGCATTTCCTAAATACGGGCCGGACGGTAGAATGGGACCAGAGGTTCGAGGAGCAATTGATAAGTATCCTGAAATTGCAAAGAAATACGGGTTAGGTGGTACTAGTACTAGTACTACTACTACAACTGCTAGTGCAGGAGATCAAGCAGATCAAGTTTATCAAGGTGCAGATACAAGTCGTTCAGATGTTAACCAATCTGCCTCTCAAAATGCAGTGCCAAGCGGAGATACCACTGTGGCACAATCAGCACCACAGGCTGGTTCTGAACAAATTAATACTCAACAATTACAAGCAGCATTAGCACAAGTAGGTCAACAAGGTAAAACAATTACTCCAGATCAGTTATTAGCACTTGCCGATATTATGGTACCCGATGAAGCAAGTGCAGTTGCTCCACCGACACTTGCTGAATCTTCAGAGTTAGCAAGAATTCTTAAACTTTCTGGAGTAAGCGAAGGTGTATTTGATGCTCTAGTAAGAGGAGGAGTAAAGTCCGGTGCGGACGATGTAGCTAGGTCAGCTGCATCTGCAGGTACTAGTATTTTTTCAAAAGGCGGAGAAGAGCTCACTGGGGCTGTAGTTAAACAAGGAACAACTGTCTGGCGTCAACAAGCTGACGGCTATTGGACAGCTACAGCTAAGAATGGCAAAAAATTACTAAAGTCCGCCGAAGAAATGGGTCTGAAACAAGGTAAGAAAGCAGGTAAGAAGGCTCAAGCTCAAGATGCTGCGAAGGCCGTTGATGATATGGTTCGTGGTAGTGTAAAATCTGGAGCAGATGATGCTGCTAAAGGTGTTGCAGGTGCTGTAGACGATGCTGCCAAAGGTGTCGCCGGCGCCGTAGACGATGCTGCCAAAGGCGTTAGAGGCGCAGCAGATGATGTAGCTAAAAACTGGGCTTATAAACTTGGTAATTTAGGTGGACGATTTGCACGTCTTGTTAAGAATAACAAATGGCTAGCAATACTAGCTGCGCTTGCTGCTCTTGGTATTTACATGTATTCTAATAGCAATAATAACGACGACGTTAGACCACAACCAGTGCCGCCGCAGCCACCAAGACCAAATCCACAACCTGGTGGAGAAGAAGAAGAACGTAAGCGCGAAGAAGAACGTAGACGTCAACTTGGTGAACTTAACGAACTTCTTAAACGTCTATTTGGCGGGTGGCCAACTGATGCGGAAACTGCTCAAACAATTCAGTCTGCTGTAGCAATTGGAGCAACTGCTCCTGAAGGGTTCAAAGCAGGCGGAGTAGCTACACAACCGGCATCGGGAAATCAAAGCGGTGCTTATAGAAGTCTTATAAATCAAGATACTCAAAAAGAGTATGAAAGACAAGCGGCTAATAATGTTATACCACAAAACGTAGTACCAAGAAGTGCTCGTTAAAAAGGTTTTAAACTACATTAAAATGGCAGATTTTTCTGCCATTTTTTATTTTAACACTTGATTTGTAAACATAAGTATAGTACAATAGGCATATTATTAGGAGATTTATATGGGCGGTCGTTCATACGGTGCAGAAGAAAAGGCTAAATTGGAACGTTTAATTAGCGAAGGTTCCACAGTATTACGTGAAATTGAAGATCTACAAGAAGGCTTAAAAGAAACTGTTAAGGCAGTAGCAGAGGAATTACAAGTAAAGCCCAGCGTTATTAATAAAGCAATTAAAATCGCACATAAAGGTGATTGGCAGGCTTACAACGAAGACTGGGAAGAAATTGAAGCAATTTTGGATATTACAAAACGTATCTAAAATTGTTATAATATAGATGGCATGGCGGGCCAAAATCCGCCATATCGGTATTTGCGAGCCATAAATCGCATGGAGAGAAAAATTTATGTCTTATGTAGACGCATGGTTTGACCGCGACAATGATATTATTCGTGTGGTTGAACGCAACAAAAAAGGTGACAGGGAATTTAGAGACATTCCTGTACGTCACACGCTATATGTTAAAGACCCTAAGGGCAAACATCTTTCAATTTACAGCGAGCCAGTAACTAGAATTGTCTGTAAAAATACTAAAGAATTACGTAAAGAAATGGCCATCAATAGTGGCAAGACTCTTTATGAAGCTGACATCAATCCGATATTTGTTTGTTTAAGCGAAAACTATCTTAATCAAGATGCTCCAAAGTTAAATGCTGCATTTTTCGATATTGAAGTAGACTTTGATCCAGAGCGTGGCTACGCATCGCCAGATGATGCATTTATGCCCATTACTGCCATTGCAATTCATTTGCAGTGGTTAGATACAATGATCTGCTTGGCTATACCTCCCAAAGGTCTTAGCATGGAAGATGCCAAGGAAATGGTTAAAGAATTTCCTAACACTATGCTGTTTGATAATGAAGCAGATCTATTATCAACATTTTTGGATCTAATACAAGAAGCAGATGTGTTGTCAGGGTGGAATAGTGAAGGTTTTGATATTCCTTATACTGTCAATAGAATTACAAAAACACTGAGCAAAGAAGACACACGCCGTTTTTGTTTGTTTGATCAACTACCACGCAAACGTGAATACGAAAAATTTGGACGTACTGCAACTACTTACGACTTTGTTGGTCGTGTTCATGTAGACTATCTTGAACTTTACAGAAAGTATACCTATGAAGAAAGACACTCCTATCGACTGGATGCCATCGCGGAATACGAACTCGGTGAAAGAAAGACTCAGTATGAAGGAACTTTGGACCAACTCTACAACAACGATTTTAAAACGTTCGTCGAATACAACAGACAAGACTGTGCGCTATTGGACAGACTTGATAAAAAATTAAAGTTCCTAGATCTTGCCAACACACTGGCACATGAAAACACAGTACTGTTACAGACAACAATGGGTGCTGTTGCTGTGACGGAACAGGCTATTATTAACGAAGCACATCGTAGAGGATTTGTTGTACCTAATCGCCCTAAGATGAGCGAGCGCGAAACAAACGAAGGCGCTGCTGGTGCGTATGTGGCTTATCCTAAAGAAGGGATTCAAGACTGGGTAGGATCTTTAGATATTAACAGTCTGTATCCTAGTGCCATTCGTGCGCTTAACATGGGTCCTGAAACTATTATTGGTCAGTTGCGTCAAACAATGACTGAAGATTTTTTACAAAATCAAATGGCGAAAGGAAAGTCGTTTGCGGCAGCATGGGAAGGTGTGTTTGGCAGTTTAGAATATACTGCTGTAATGAATCAAGAGATTGGAACTGATATTACTATCGACTGGGAAGACGGATCTAGTGATGTTGTCAGTGCAGCAGAAGTTTACAGATTAATTTTTGAAAGCAATCAGCCCTGGATGCTTTCAGCTAACGGCACTATCTTTACCTATGAAAAAGAAGGTATTATTCCAGGGCTACTAAAACGTTGGTATGCAGAACGTAAAGAAATGCAGGCCAAGTTAAAGGAGGCTATAAATGCTGGTAACAAAATTGAAGAAGAATATTGGGACAAGAGACAATTGGTTAAGAAGATTAATCTTAACTCGCTCTATGGCGCCATTCTTAATCCTGGCTGTCGCTTTTTTGATAAGCGCATCGGCCAATCTACAACTCTTACAGGAAGACAGATCGCAAAACATATGGCTGGAAAAGTCAATGAAATCATTGCGGGAGAATATAACCACGTGGGCAAGGCAATTATCTATGGAGATACCGACTCCTGCTACTTTAGTGCTTACAAAACTCTAAAGAAAGAAATTGATTCTGGACATATTCCGTGGACTAAAGAAACTGTTGTTGGACTATATGATCAAATTGGAGATGAAGTTAATACTACATTTCCACAATTCATGTTAGATGCATTTCATTGTCCAAAGAGTCGAGGAGAAGTTATTCGTGCAGGCCGTGAAATTGTTGGTAGTAAGAGTCTGTTTATTACTAAGAAACGATATGCTGTTCTTTATTATGATAAAGAAGGTAAACGCACAGATACAGAAGGTAAACCCGGTAAGATCAAGGCCATGGGGTTGGATCTCAAACGTAGTGATACTCCAGAATTTATTCAAAACTTTCTAAGTGATGTTCTTGAAATGGTGCTAACTGGCTCTACAGAAGAACAGGTGCTGGAACATATTACACATTTCCGTACAGCTTTCAAAGCTAGACCCGGTTGGGAGAAAGGTTCGCCTAAGCGAGCAAATAATATTACAGAATACGAATCTAAAGAAAAGAAAGCAGGTAAGGCAAATATGCCAGGGCATGTTCGTGCAAGTATTAACTGGAATACATTAAAGCGTATGTATAACGACAAATACAGTATGAACATTACAGACGGACAAAAAGTCATTGTCTGCAAACTTAAACAAAACCCGCTAGGATTTACCAGCGTTGCATATCCTGTAGATGAATTGCGCTTGCCACAGTGGTTTAAAGATTTGCCTTTTGATCACGAAGAAATGGAAGCAACAATTATCGATAACAAGTTATCAAACTTAATTGGTGTGTTGAACTGGGATATTAAGTCAACAGAGGAAAAGAACACGTTTAACAGCCTGTTCGAATTTTAATATGAAACTTATAATTGCAGGTTATGGTTACGTTGGAAAAGCAGTAGCTAACGCTCTAAAGAGTCAGCACGAAATTGTTATTCACGATCCTAAGTACACAGATTTTAAAATTATTGACCATCAAGATGCAGACGGTATTATAATCTGTGTTCCTACTCCTACTACCGAATACGGAGTGTGCGATGCTAGTATTGTAGCTGAAGTATTGGATCATATTCCAATCTTTATGCCAGTATTAATTAAAAGTACAGTAACCCCAGGCATAGTAGAAGGTATTAAAGAAATATACCCAGACCATAGCATCTGCTATAGCCCAGAGTTCTTAAGAGCCGGCACAGCCGATAAAGATTTTTTAAATCAAAAATATGTTGTAATTGGCGGAGAAGATCCTGAATGCTTTTGGCAAGATTTATTTCAAAGTACACTACCCAACTGTAAAATGGTTATGCATTGTACTGCTGAAGAAGCCAGCATGATCAAATATACAGCCAATTGTTTTTTAGCGTTAAAGACTAGCTTCTTTAATCAAATACATGATATTTGCCAAACTGCGAATATCGATTTTGACACAGTTAGACACATAGTTTCACAAGATACACGTATTGGTGCAGATCATACGCTTGTACCTGGACCAGACGGACAAGTTGGTTGGGGAGGTGCTTGTTTTCCTAAAGACACAGAAGCATTTATCAAGTGGACCAATACTATAAATTGTCCTAGCAGTTTGGTTGAATCAGCTGTAGAATACAATAAAAAGATAAGAAAAAGTCCTTGACTTTGATCAAAAACCTAAATATAATCATTAAACATGGAGAATCATATGAAAGATATTTTACAAGACCTCGTTGCACATACACACAGCCTAGGATTTATTCCTTTGGTTAAAGTCAGTTCTACTGATCAAGCAACAGAAATTGAAGCTATGGCCGAAGACCGTAGTGTTATTATTAATGCCAAAACTAAAAGCCCTGTTGATGAATTCAACGGTATCTTTGGCATGCCTAATCTTAATAAACTGGACATTCATCTTAAGTGTCCTGAATATAAAGAAAAGGCCAAGATTAGTGTGGTAGTTGCTAACCGCAACGGCGAAGACATTCCAACAGGCTTACACTTTGAAAATGAAGCAGGCGACTTCGAAAACGATTATCGTTTTATGAGTACAGAGATTATCAATGAAAAACTTAAGAGTGTTAAGTTTAAAGGTGCTAAATGGGACATTGAATTCGCTCCTAGTGTTGCAGCAATTCAAAAATTAAAGTTCCAAGCAAACGCTAACAGCGAAGAAACTGTTTTTCAAGTACGCACAGAAAACGACAACTTAGTGTTTAGCTTTGGTGATGCAAGCACACACGCAGGTGAATTTATCTTCCATGCAGGTGTAAATGGAAAACTAAAACAAACATGGTCGTGGCCGGTTATTCAAGTTATGAGTATTCTTAACTTGCCAGGCGATGTGACTATGAAAATTGCAGATGTAGGTGCTATGATGATCACTGTTGACAGTGGTATTGCATCTTACGATTATATTTTACCAGCACAGAGCAAATAATCATGACATTTATCTTAGATTATATTAAATCTCATATTCCCCAAATGGAAATGATTGGGGTAATTATGCGCATTATTAGTTTTACATTAGTGTCATGGCTAGGACCTGCAAGCCCATTTATGTTTGTATGGATCTTTAATACCATTGACGCTATTCTCTTAACCTATTGTGCCATGTTAAAGAAAGACAAAGCATATACACTTCTGAATGCTTTTTGGATTTTAGTTGGTATCATTGGTATTGCTAGAGCAGGTGGTTGGATTTAATGAATAAAAACCTAACAGCGGCACAGAACGATTACGCATACTTTTTGCCAGCAACAAGTGGATTCTATGCCACTTTTATTGGCAAACAACGGTATAGTAATTATGTGGATCCTGCACGTATTCCTGCTGTATGGAAAAACGGTGTAGAAAGTCTAAATTATTTAGACCCAGATCGCGGACTATTTTATTATGACCATTGTTTGTATAGTGCAGGCCATGCTAATCTTGATTTAAACAAACAAGACGAAGGCGAGGATATGTTTCGCAATCGCAATCGTGCCACTAGTTGGGTGCTAGGCGATAGCGGAGGCTTTCAGATTGGTAAGGGTGTATGGGAAGGTGACTGGAAAAATCCTAACTGTCCCAAAGCACAAAAGAAACGTGAACAGGTTCTTAAGTGGATGGACGCACTTATGGACTATGGTATGTGTCTCGATATCCCGGCATGGGTTGCTCGTAGTCCTGCTGGTCAAAAAGCCACTGGTATTAGCACTTACGCAGAAGCAGTTCAAGGTACCTATATTAATAATGATTGGTTTGTAAACAATCGTAATGGTAATTGTAAATTTTTAAACGTCTTGCAAGGTGAAAACCACACTGATGCAGATGATTGGTATGGTCGCATGAAACAATATTGCGATCCTAAAGTATATGGCGACCGTGCTTTTAACGGTTGGGCTATGGGTGGACAGAATATGTGTGACGTACACTTAGTTTTGAAAAGACTAGTGTCACTAAGGTTTGATGGTTTACTAGAGAAAGGGCACCAAGACTGGATGCACTTCTTGGGTACATCAAAATTGGAGTGGGCATTATTGCTCACTGATGTTCAACGTGCTGTAAGGAAGTATCATAATGAAAACTTTACCATATCTTTTGACTGCGCCTCACCGTTTTTGGCAACAGCCAACGGACAAATCTATGTCCAAACAGAAATTGAAGATCGAAAAAAGTGGCTCTACAGAATGTTGCCGTCTATTGATGACAAAAAGTACGCAACAGACACGAGACTCTTCCAAGACGCAGTAGTACAAGATGCTCATTTCAAATCATTTAGTACTAGTCCTGTTATGGATGGTGTTCCTATTAAGGATATTTGTATATACAAACCCGGAGACCTAAATAAGATAGGTAAAGAAGGGCGCACCAGTTGGGACAGTTTCAGTTATGCTATTATGATGGGGCATAATGTATGGCATCATATTAATAGTGTACAGGAAGCTAACCGTCAGTACGATGCAGGACTTTGTCCTAACATGTTAGTAGACGAACGATTTGATAGAGTCTTCTTTAAAGATGTAATTGACGCCATCTTTTCAACATCCAGTAAAGGTGTTGCTGATTCAATTATTGACGAGTTTAGTCGTTTTTGGATGGCTATTCCTGGTACTAGAGGTGCGGTTGGTAAAAAGACTGTTAATGCTAGTACCAAATACTTCGAATTGTTTGACGAAGTGGAAGAAGATAGTGTACAATCGGATCATAGTGATGGCGAATTTACTGACGAGGAAGAATCAAAATTAGACCAGCTAGAATTACAGGTAAAAGAATGACACTACCCGACGAACGTTATCGTGCAGTCAGATGGGCTGAACGATTTTTAATTTCGATAATGCAGACCAGAAGCGGCTTATCCGACGATATGAAGCAAGAAGCCAGGTCCATTCTTAGACACTTCCCCAGTGAATATGATATGGACAGGGCAGCAGAAGCATCTCCTGAGATATTCCAAAAACAAATGGAGCCTGTTTATCGAATGATACGTGCCTACGAAGAATCTAAAAAGGAAACTAAAGAGTGAAGAGTTTAATTGTTGGAATGGGCATCGGCCAGTTATATAAAACAGTATTAACTGAGTTAGGTCACGAAATTGTTACCGTAGACAGTGATATTGCAAAAGGAGCAGACTTTCCTAGTGTTAATCCTGCAATACTTGTACACGGCGGGTTCGATACCGTACACATTTGCACTCCAAACTTTACACACGAACCGTTGGCAAGGTCACTTGCACCATTTAGTAAAATAATTTTTATCGAAAAGCCAGGTTTAAAAACGGCTGCTGATTGGAATAAGCTAGTAGAAGACTTTCCATCTACTCGATTTATGATGGTTAAAAACAATATGTGGAGAGATAATATCAACCACATGAAAGAACTGGCGGCTCAATCGAACTACATTAGCATACAATGGTGTAATAAGGATCGTGTTCCGAATCCTGGATCTTGGTTTACAACTAAAGAACTAGCGTTTGGCGGTGTTAGTAGAGATTTACTGCCGCACTTGCTCAGTTTGTACGTTTGTATTAATCCTAACTGGAGAGAAAGTGCTGTATCTTCTTCGACAAAGTCACAAGAATTTAAATTAAAAGATCTACTCAGAACAGAGTACGGTACTGTGTATCCTGACGGAACTTATGACGTTGATGACCAGTGTCGAATAGAGTTTGATCACAAATGCGAATTAATAGCACAATGGAGAACCATGTCTCTTGATCAACGACAAATTAGGTTCACTAAATCTAGAAACGAAATTCCTATTATCGAACTAGGACTATGTCCCGAGTATGCATATAAAAATATGATACAAGAATCTATAGAAAAGTTAAACAATAATCAGTTTTGGAATGAACAATTAGAAATTGATTTATGGATACACAAACAGGTAGAAAGTCTATGATAGTTAGATGCTTACAAACAACCGGCCAGGGCTATTTTGAAGAAGTAGAATACGACAAACCAGAACCATCTTCTACAGAAATTGAAGTTAAAGCAATTATGACTGGTGTGTGTCGCAGTGACATTGATATGATGCAAGGTAACTTTGGTCCGCTACCTCTTCATATGCAAGGGCACGAAGGACTTGGTATTGTAACTAAAGTCGGTCAAGATGTTAATAAAATGATTGACGGTGTCAAAGTTGGGGACTTTGTAGCCACTAGAGGCGAACCTGCATACGCAGACTACTATAATTGCCGAGATAAAGAATTTGTTGTAGTTAAAGAATTACATCCAAAATATATCTTAGAGCCGGTTGCTTGCGGTATTAACTGTATTGTAGACGACTTCCAAGATAGAGCAGATGGTAAGACTATTATTTTAGGCAGTGGTTTCTTAGCATGGGTAGTTTACAACAACTTAAAGATGCACTTTCCAAATATGGAAGTTGATGTATTAGGTTCAAGCAATACAGAACTTTGGGGTGATAAGTTATTACTTGGCACTAGTGAAATCTACGATAACGTTATTGATTTGTCTGGCAAATATGAGCTAGGTACAGAAATCAACCTAAATAACAATGCTCTAATTGTAGATGCTGTTGGTAAAGCAGTATCCAAAGAAGAAGCGCAGGCACAACTTTGGAAGGCTGTTACTACAATCAAACCTAGTCCAAGAACTCCAGAATTTATTAATGCCATGTACCAAGCACGTTGGATGATTGAAAACGGTAAACTAGAGGTTGATTCTTTTTGGACAAAATCATATAATCGTAATACACAGTGGCAACAGGCATTTGCGGATGGTGTGGATCGTCCAAATGGCTACAGTAGAGGTTATATTAAATGGGACTAAACACTGAAGAACGGCAAAACGTAGTTTACTTCACTGGATATGAAGTAGAACATACTATTGCACATGGAATGTACACGCTCTTTGTTGTAGGTACACCGCCTTTAGAAGATATCCTTTCTTGGGCTGAAAGAACAGGTGTTAAGCAAATTTACTTTGGTACTAGTCAAAGTTTTAACCCAAGAGCTATTACACACGATGAATATAAAGACTGGGATCATGTTATCTATGGATGCTTAGAAGCAGGATACTGGGTAGCATTAGACTTTGGTGTTGAACACATTGAAGGTGTCATTGAATCAGGATACTGTGAACATAGCAAATTTATTCCTATGATTAGTGTTAAGTTGCCGTACATTAATCAACTAAACTATAATGCAACACTCAAATTAGATGACAGGACATGGGGTGCTACAAACCCCGGTGTTTGGACTCATCACCTTCAAAGCCTAATGAGTAAAGACAAGTTTACTTATTGGGATCAATATACTCAAGATTCTGAGATTACTAAGAATGATAATTAAACAAGATATTAGACCTAACAAAATGATCTGGGTAACTTTCCGCAAGGAAGGTATTCATAAGTATCCTGCGGCGCTGACAGATCCTGCGTTAGCTACAGGAGATGAATATGACGTATCGTTTTTGGGTTACCCTCATCGCCACATCTTTCATTTCAGGGTGTGGATCAATGTGCTCCATAATGACAGGGACATCGAATTCATCCAATTCAAACGATGGCTCGAGTCGCTGTATAATGGTCAAGGTGCCGTTCTAAGCCTTGACTATAAAAGTTGTGAGATGATGAGCGATGATTTACACGCTCAGATTGTTGCAAAGTATCCTGACCGTGAGGTTTGGATTGAGGTCTCCGAAGACGGGGAAAATGGTTCATTTATCAAGTACTAAAATTAAAAGAGGCTATAATGGCTAAGAACTACAACGATTACAGTTATTTTGAAAATCGTCCGGATGTCGTCAAAATCTTTGACGACCTAGATAAACTACTCGACTTCTGTCGATTTGAGATGCTTCCATACAACGAAGCAGATTTATACAATCGCCAATCGCGAGTATGGCAACAATATGAGCGTAGTACACGCCCACGCAAGCCATGGAATGGCGAAAAGAAACAGTGGAATGGTGAACGCAAACCATACCAAGGTAAGAATCCGAGATATAATAATGGCGAACGTTTTTCTAATTGATTTAGAAGCCGTTGATACGAGGTACACGGGTCAATGGAAGACTCATGTACCTCATTTACTTAAAAAGGCAGGTCACAATGTTCAAATTATTGACGGCCCTGAAGATATCCCTCGTGCTACCACTCCTGGCGCTTTCCTTAACTTTGGTGGGACTAATATCTATAAGTCTGCTCAAGTTGAAAAGATTGGTAGACTATTTTGCGATGGACGCATTCATGCTGGCGACCACTTTATTTTTACTGACGCTTGGCATCCGGGCATTATTAACCTGAAGTACATGAGCGAACTTCTTGGCATTCCTGTCAAGATTCATGCGCTATGGCATGCCGGCAGTTATGATCCACAAGACTTCCTAGGTCGTCTCATCGGCGACGCTCCCTGGGTGCGTTTTGCAGAGAAGAGTTTTTTCGAAGCAATCGATCATAATTACTTTGCAACAGAGTTTCACATCGATATGTTTTGTAAAAATCTCCTGCACTTGTCAATGCCTCAAAGCATTGAAGGCTTTAAGGAGATGGGCAAAATTGTTCGTAGTGGTTGGCCTATGGAATATATGGATGATATCTTAACTCCATATAAAAATATGCCCAAGCGCAACCTTATTTTGTTTCCACACCGCATCGCACCAGAGAAGCAGGTTGAAATCTTTAGAGATTTAAAAGACCATCTACCACAATACGAATTTGTTGTGTGTCAGGATCAACAACTAACAAAGAATGAATATCATAATTTGTTAGGCGAAGCTAAAATTGTGTTTAGTGCTAACTTACAAGAAACTCTTGGAATTTCTTGTTATGAAGGCGCGGTTGTGGATGCAATTCCTATGGTTCCAGATAGACTCAGCTACACAGAGATGTATTATGAAGGATTCAAGTATCCGAGTACTTGGACAGAAGATTACAACTCTTACGAAGCATCGAGACCATTCTTGTGCAGTAAGATCATACAGTTTATGGAAAACTATACAAAGTTTATTCCTACTGTGCGCAAACAGGCAAGAGACTTACATGAACACTTCTTCAGTGCAACCAATTTACTCAATAACATCAAGTGACACGATCACTATTGATTTATCAAGTATAACAACATCAACAATAACTGGTACAGCCAGTACAATTACTTTAAGCAACACTGGAGCTTCTGGTACATATACCATTGGTTCTACAGATTCATATACCAATACATGGCATACACCTGTAGAATGGGTAGATACATTTCCCGATTGGCACAGAATGCAAAAAATGTGCGAAATGTATCCGGGTCTAAAACTTGCATTCGATAAGTTCAAAACTACTTATAATTTGGTTAAAGACGATTATGATAGTCCTCCTGAAAAAAGGATCAAACCGTAATGGCCAATTCTTATAAAATAAATTACCCTACAGCAGGATCTATTTTATCTGGTTCAAACGGTACATCCTACACTACAGCATGGACTCAACCTACTACTAACTTTAATAATTCAAATGGCACTCCTGTAATGACAATACCACACGGAGAAAACAAAGTTGTACTAGAAGACAAAGCAACATTGGAAGTTAAAGGATCTGTTAAAATAAATGGCCTCGATTTAGAAGAACGGCTATCTACAATTGAAACGGTGTTGCAAATTCCCACAAGAGATGTTATACTAGAATCTAAATATCCAAAACTTAAAGAATTGTACAAACAGTACATGAAAGAATTGGAAAAATATAAAACTTTTGAAAGGTTAAAAGGCAATGAGAACACAACTACATCCTGATGTTTTACAAACATTTAAAGAAGCAACTATTAATGAAAGTGAAGGATTCCGACTACGCATGGAAAAGTGGGAATCTGTAAATCCTAAAGGACTCTTTTCTATCAATCTTATTCAAGAAAGTCTAAACGAAGACGGCGAAGTCTGGCAGTCAAGCACCTATAACTTTCATATGACTAAAGATGAAATTCAAAAACTTTCTTACTGCTTAACAGTATGAAGAAAATATACTATAGCTGGAGTCAAGTTGAAGGAGCAGTACTAGACATTGCTCGCCAAATGTCAGCACACGACTGGAAGCCTGACTATATTGTTGGTATAACCCGCGGTGGACTTGTTCCGGCTAACCTGCTCAGCCAGTACACCGGCATTAAGATGCATACACTGAATGTTAGCCTTCGTGATAATTCCGAAAGTGAAAGTAATCTGTGGATGGCGGAAGATGCAATCGGTGCTGTACCATCAGACCGTAGTAAAGAGTTTGGTGGTCACAAGTGGGTTGAAAAACTTAAAAAGAAAATCCTAATTGTAGACGATATCAATGACCAAGGGTCTACAATTAACTGGATTAAAGAAGATTGGCCTAGCGGATGTTTTCCCAATGATCCCGAATGGAATCGAATTTGGGGGGATAACGTTCGCTTTGCTGTACTAACGCACAACTTTGGAAGCAAGTTCAAAGATCCAGACTATCATGTATGGACCGTTGATAAACGCGAAGAAGATTGTTGGTTAGTGTATCCTTGGGAGGAATTTTGGAAATGATTAAAACGATTGTAAAATTAATATTTGGTATTGCCCTGCTAGTAGCAGTTATTATTGTTGGACCTCTGCTAGGCATTTGGTCGCTCAATACTTTGTTCCCTGTACTTAATATTCCTTATACATGGCAGACGTGGGCTGCTTTTCTACTGTTGTTTGGTAGTGTAACAGGATTGCGATTTGGATCAAAAAAATGAGTCTAACTATCGAAGCAATAAAAGAAAAAATTGCCAAGGTTGAAGAGGATTTGGCCGAGTTAAGATCTACAGGTGACTCTAGTAGAAAGTTCGAAGTATTAAGCGAATATAAATCTTATCTAGAAGACGAACTAAGAGTACTACGAAATGAAGAACGTAACTCGAAAGCATAAAGTAGCTGGAGAGGAATTTTTATTTCCAAATCCAGATACAACAATTCGTCTACCATGGGACGGACAAAACAAATACTGGTGGAACGAAGTATGTGCAGATGTAGTAGAAGTATTTGGATTGCCAGGAGATAGATTTACTAGCCATCCGACGCCTAACTATATGGACTTTCATTTTAAAACAAAAAAGGACGCAGATTTATGCCGCATTTTATTAAGCGAGAAAATATAGAAATAGCCGTAGTAGTGATTGCGTCTGTTATAGCTTTGCTTGTTATGATATTTTTATTTCCGAAACAGCAGGGTCGAACCTATGACTGCGGTATGGCAGAATGGCATCCTGACATTCCGAACAACATCAAAGAAGAATGTCGTAAAATTCGAGCAGAAAATTTTAAAGAAAATTTGCAAAAACCTAAATAAGAATGTATAATACAGTATTATGGCGATCCACCGCCTTAACTCGGAGAATATAATTGACAACAAAATTTACACCAGATCCTGTACTTAACGCAGATGTTAATACAGAATTTAAAAAAGATGAATACGTACAAGTTGAAACACCTGTATATGTAAAAGCGCCAGCAGCTCCTCCAGAAAAGAATCTTGCACAAGTCATTCGTGAAAGAATGAAATCAGATAAAAAACGCTTCTGGGCTGGCGACAATATCAGCGATTACGTCAGCGAAGAAGATAAAGAACAACTAATCAAAGAAGCTACAAAGGCATTTGAACAAGTTCTAGATACACTTCTAATTGATCGCGAAACAGATCCTAATTCGCATGGTACAGCGAAGCGATTGGCTAAAATGTACTTCAACGAAATAATGAGTGGAAGATATGAACCAGCACCAGACGCAACAGCATTTCCAAACGACTCACAGGACCGTTATGAAGGTATGCTGGTTGTTCGTAGTGAGCTTCGCAGTATGTGTAGCCATCATCACCAACCCGTTAATGGTGTTGCCTATATTGGTCTTATTGCAGCTGAGAAGCTCATTGGACTTTCTAAGTACACCCGCATCGCACAGTGGTGTGCAAGACGTGGTACTCTCCAGGAGGAACTTGCTAATGATATTGCTCGCGAGATCGCCAAAGCAACCGGAGCAAAAGATTTAGGTGTTTATATTCAAGCAACACACGGGTGTTGTGAAAACAGAGGCATTATGGCGCATAGTAGCCTAACACAAACTACGGTATTAAAAGGCGCTTTTAAAGATGACCACGGTACAAAGAAAGAATTCTTTGATAATATTAAAATGCAACAGGAGTTTGCCCCAAGATGACAACTGCACATGACTTAACACAACAACTAATTGACCGCGCTAGAAACTTACAAGAATTTGTAGTTCTTAGAGATTTTGATCGTATTCCTAGTGGCGTTGTCAAATTTGATATACAACATACACAAGGAGAACTTGCTCGTATTTTTGTTCATGCTCTTACACAGAAAGAAGCAGAGCAAATGGTAGACGAGTGGTTTGAAGAAGACTATGAGTGATACAAATAATACTGCCCAAGTTCCAGCAGAAGGTATTTTAAAATCAAACGACTACGGCAACAGCAAATGGTATCAGGTTGTCTGCGGTTGTGGACAACCTGATCATACCTTAACTGTAGAAGTAGAAGCAGAAGAAACTGGTGTTAGTGTAAACACCTACGCTACTGTTAAAACTGATTACTGGAAGGAAACTGTAGCAAAAAGATATGATATCGACAATCCATGGCTACAAGAATTTGACTGGACTATTAAAGACATCATAAACGGCTTTTTCACAAGACTTAAATTAACATGGGCTGTTTGGATTAAAGGGTACATTCGAGCAGAAACTACTACATTGATGAGCAAGCAACAGGCCCTGAACTATGCAGAGACTTTGAAGTCTGCTATCAAAGATGTTGAAAAATTTGAACAAGAGCGCAAAGCCAAAGTTGATAATAAAAATTCAACTGCCACGAAATTAGCAGAGGAAGGTGACTGTGTCTAAACATCAAGAAATTATGGACATTCTACAAGAAGAATGTGGCGAACTAGTCGTTGCCATAAGTAAAGTTCGTAGGTTTGGTTTGCACAACAGTTACAAAGACGGCGGAACTCAAAAAGAGCACTTGACTCAAGAAGCCGGAGATGTTATGCTAATGATCCAACTACTTGTAGAACAAGGCGTCTTAGATGAAGACGAACTCAAAGCAGCAAGTGAGCGCAAAGCAACAAAATTAAAAGTGTGGTCAAAGATATATGAGTAAAATTAAAATAGCAGAATTGTTTTATAGCATTCAAGGCGAAGGACGTTACATGGGTGTGCCTTCCGTTTTCTTACGAACATTTGGTTGTAATTTTAAATGTGCCGGTTTTGGTATGCCTAAAGGACAAGCGAGTAAAGAAGTAGAAGCAATCGCTGCAAGAATTACAGAGTTTAAGAAATATGAAGAACTACCGTTGGTTAGTACTGGATGTGATAGCTATGCAAGTTGGGATCCAAGGTTTAAGGATCTTAGTCCTATGCTTACTAGCGATGCTATTATTGAACGCATAATGGAAATCCTGCCTTATAATAAGTGGGAAAGTGAACACCTTGTTATTACAGGTGGCGAACCATTGCTAGGATGGCAACGAGCATACGAAGACTTAATTAGCGATCCTCGTATGGGAGGACTTAAAGAAATTACGTTTGAAACAAACGGTACTCAAGAACTACAAAAAGGTTTCAGAGACTTTTTAATTGCATGGCAACAACCTCCACTTGGCGGTGTAAAAGATCACGAAGTAACATTTAGTGTTAGTGCAAAACTTAGCTGTAGCGGAGAAGAACGTAGCGAAGCAATTAGACCAGATATTATTTGCAGTTACGAAGAAGTTGGTTACACATATCTTAAATTTGTAGTAGCCACTGAGGAAGATGCAGAAGAAGCACTTGAAACACTAGACATTTATCGTGCAGAAGGCTTTACAGGCCCTTGCTACTTGATGCCTGTTGGTGGTGTTGAAAGTGTTTACACATTAAACAATCGTCGTGTAGCAGAACTAGCAATGAAGAACGGTCTTCGTTACAGTGACAGGCTACAGGTTCCATTGTTTAAAAACGAGTGGGGTACATAATGAAAGACTTTTTTAAACGTATTACCGGAATCAAAAAAATAGAAGAAGAAAAGGCTCGTCTAGAAGCTGAAAAAATTGCTGCGGAAGAAGAAGCACGTAAAGCAAAAGAAGCAGAAGCTCTTGCTAAAATGACTTCGAAAGAAAGAGCTACTGCTAAAGGAGAACCGTGGGTCGCTGTACTAGACACTAAAGTCAACAAGGACAATGTACGAAACGGTTTTTTTGAGCTAGACTGGAACGAACATTTCATAACAGAACTTAAAAAATCTGGTTATGGATTCGAAGGCGATCCTGAAGAAGAAATCGTCGATCGTTGGTTTAGAGATTTGGCCGCAAATATGTTAGCAGAAGCAGGCCAAGATCCAAGCAGACACAATGCAGGATTCATCAATGTGACTAAACTTGCAGACGGAAAAGCAGCAATAGAATGAAAATAGTTGAACGCAACGAATACATTGAATTATATGATTGGTCTTCTTTGATCAAACAAGACGACAACGATCAAATTAAAAAAATCACTGAAGGTATTATTGCATCAGGTAATTATTTTACCAATAGCCCAAAGTTTCAAACTAAACAAAATCTTTTTGCAAGACAAGAACGTGTGTTTTTAAAGATGAGGCAAAGTTTTGTTTATAGTTGTTTTATGTTTTTAGACCGAGAAGTTCGGATTAAAAATATAATGAGTTGGGTGTTCATGACCAATAACGAAACAACCGAAAATAGAAACGATTTTTGGCATAATCATCACATCAGCGACAACGACGGAACTACAGATACACTAAGTGGTGTATGGTATGTGCATATTCCTAAAATTGAAAATTTTGACTTAGCAGGAACCGAATTTTCAGTAAATTCAGCTCCAAATTTTGAAGATACTTACTTCTTAAAACCAAACCATTTGACATGGAACATATATCCTAGTAAACTGTGGCATAGGCCTGGTATTTGCGATTCAAGCGAATATCGATTTGTTTTTGCTGCAGACATGGAATATTACAAATGACATACATTTTGGTTGATACAGCCAACACATTCTTCCGTGCTAGACACGTTGTACAAGGTTCTAGCGATATTAAACTTGGCATGGCTTTTCATATTACTTTTAACAGTATTAAAAAAGCATGGAACGACTTTGGCGGTAATCATGTAGTGTTCTGCCTCGAAGGTAGATCGTGGCGTAAGGACTTTTACGAGCCTTACAAACGTAATCGACAAGAAAGTCGTGCGGCTATGACGCAACGCGAGCAAGACGAGGACAAGTTGTTCTGGGAAGCGTTTGACGAATTTAAACAGTTTATTATCGAGAAGACTAACTGTACAGTCCTACATCATCCTCAGCTAGAAGCAGACGACCTTATTGCAGGATTCATTCAAAATCATCCTAAAGATAAACATGTGATCATTAGTACTGACAGCGATTTTTATCAGTTGATTGCGCCAAACGTCAGTCAATATAATGGTGTCCAAGAACATCATATTACACATGAAGGAATCTTCGATGCCAAAGGCAAACGTGTTATTGACAAAAAGACCAAAGAAGCTAAAGAAGTTCCAAACCCAGAATGGCTCTTATTTGAAAAATGTATGCGTGGTGATACCAGTGATAATGTCTTCTCGGCGTATCCAGGTGTGCGTGTTAAAGGTACAAAAAACAAAGTGGGTCTTACTGAAGCGTTCGAAGATCGTAAAAGCAAAGGATTTGCGTGGAACAATCTCATGCTGCAGAGATGGGTTGATCACGAAGGAAAAGAACATCGTGTACTAGAAGATTACGAACGCAATCGTAGACTAATTGATCTAAATCATCAGCCCGACGACATCAAAGAACTTATTAAGAAAACCATCGAAGTAGATTGCGTTACTAAAGATGTATCTCAAGTTGGAATTCGACTACTTAAATTCTGCAATGCTTGGGATATGAAAAAAGTTGCGGATAATGTACAACAATACGCAGAACCGTTCCAAGCAAAATATCAAGGAGAATAATATGGCAACATGGAAAGTATCGCCTTACTACAAAAAGTCATGCGAAGAACACGAGCATTATACCAAAGACGGTATGACTATTGTTCGACAAACTGGATTCAGAGGTGCTAGTTTTATCGTCGAAACTAGTGACGACAATCCGCCAGAATTTGATTTTGATTATGTACCAGGCGGTGACGGTTCTAAAGATAGCATCGACATGTACAACTGCTCATTTAATAATATTGAAAGTGTTGAATTAGAGAGTATGTGGGATGGCTGCTGGGAAGAAATTGAATTTCCAGAAGACATGGATGAAGAAGAAAAAGAGCGCCTTCAAGAGCTTATTGATGAAGAAGGCGATATCTACGATGTACTTGAAAATCAAGAAGGTTGGAGCCAGAGCGAAACCCAAGCATGGATCTGGGGACCAATTCTTATTGAAAACGAAGCAGGTGAAAAAGTGCGTATCATCTGTGCAGATGAAAATGGTAATGTTGTTGACTACAAGGACGAATGATGGAAAAGCTCTACCGCATTACTCCTTTAGAAAAGAAATCAGTAGAATATTTTGTAGATGTTTTTGAACGCTTACCTGATGGCACTATTCGCGGATTTGATGTAACTGAACTATGGCGGTGGGGGCAGGCATTTAGAGAAGAAGATGAACCTGTTTGGAAGTTTGAAACAGACCGCGTTCACTGCAATCCTCAAGTAGGCTGGGGCTGTGAACTAGACGACCTTATCTCAGTATATGTAAACTTCAGCGACGGATTTACAGAAGAAGAAAAAGCAGATATTGAAGCAATACTTCGCGGAGAAAAAGAAGACGAAGACGGACGTTGGGGGACTGCTTGGATTTACGACGGTGATCATAATTGGGAAATTGAAGATGATCATGTAGCAATTATTGGTCCTGTAAAAGTTGACCTAGTAGATGCCAACGGTTACGGTGATACTGCCATTATTGAAGAAAATGTAGCACCATACTCAGACGAGGACGACAAATGAATAAATGCACAACTTGCGGTGAAGACATTCGTGCAAACTGCGATTGGAGACAAGGGCGATGTCCACATATATCTCCGATGCTAACAGATTATCATTGGAGATATTATAATTTAATCCAATGGATTAAGGGTATTTTTAAGAGATAAATATATGCGTACATTACTAAGGTGCCTCCGGGGCCTAGTAAGAGGAGAAAATTATGTATGATACAGAATGTATGTACGCCACAACATGCCCAAACAAAAAACAGGGATGCAAGGAGATAACAATGACAGAGATACACGCAAAGCCAATCGTAGATGGAAAATTTTGGATCGTAGAAGAAAATGGTTCTAAAATTGCTGTGCTACACAAAAAAGAAAATAATAAATTTATTCTTAGTAGTGTTAACGGCGAAGTTATGTTTAACAAAAAAGACGATCTAACAAAACAGTTTGGTAAAGATTTTTTCATTAAAAATGAAAAAGTTAAAGTAACTGCCGTAGAACAAAACGATTGTCACGGATACCCCACTAGTTGCAAACCATACAATCCGATGTATGATGTTCAACGTAGACTTCCACTATTCACAAAATCAAATGCCAGCAAGAGTTTATACTGCGCAGGCTATTATATTATTAAATTTGACAAAGGCTGGGTTAAGAGTCATTGTCCTAAACTTATCACTATTGAACGCTATCCTTATAAAGGACCCTTCAAAACAGAAATTGAAATGAAACAGGTATTGGCAAATGCAAAATCAAATTAATTTAACACCAATAACACAGTTTGTTCAACAGGTTCGCTCGGCAGAACAAACACAAAGTAAAGAAGTTAAAATAAGCATCCAACAAGCAAGGATGCTTGTTTTAGCACTAACTGAGTGCTTAGATAAACTTAATCAAGATCATTATACCTTATTAAGTGAGTTAAAACGCAGTTTTGAAACAGATGTAGTTAGTGTATCAATGGACGGTGGTGGCTTCGAAGATCAGAAATAAAAGATAAATATATGCGTAGTTAATTAACTGGAATTGCGCATTATGAGTAGACCGAAGCCAAAAGTTTTATTAGAACACACTAATAAAAAAACTTACAAAACAGAACAGATTTTAGAAGCAGACGCAATATGGGCTGTCTTCTATAAAAGCGAGCCATTTAACTTAAAGAGTTTCAATAGTTTGACCAGTTACCCCGGACCTAAATACAAAAAAGTTAGCTTTAGCAATCCTGGTCACGCACACAACCTTGCAAAGAAATTAAATTTGACTTTTGGAACTGAAGATTTTCAAGTAGTCAAACTCACTAGTGGCACAATTATAAAATGATAGGCCGAGATGTTCTCACTAAAATTTTTTTACAACAGTGGGGCAAAAGCACTGACGATGCCAACGTAAAACTATTTTCTCATAAATGGTGGCAATCAAACCGTGTAAACAAACAAACTGCATTCAGATTAAGTGAAGAAGGATTTGATTTTTTGGTAAATGAATTGAATCTGCAAAGCTACGAAATACCGTTTACTGACCCAATCGAATTAAGTCCACAGACAATTATATTTTTGGAAAAATATATCGATTGTCCATATTTTTTAACTAACCAAAGTATTACTGTTTTTTCGGAAAAGAAAAGTTTTGAACTTTACTTGTTTTCAGACGATATTCGAAAATTTGGACTAATAAAAGCAATGAATGAGCGTCAGAAAGATTTGGACGCAGAACAAAACAGTTGACAAGACCCACTGATCCAACTATAATACAGACATAGCGTAAAAATTTCATCCGCCCACTTTAGAAAGGTATTAAAATGGCAGAAATCGTTAGTCGTACTGTTGGTCCTAAAGGTGCCAAAAAGTCTCTTCGTAAGGCTTTTAAAAATAAGCGTCCAATCTTCCTGTGGGGTCCTCCGGGTATTGGTAAATCAGATATTATTAAACAACTTGGCGAAGAACTCGATGCCCACGTAATCGACGTTCGTCTAAGTCTTTGGGAACCTACTGACATTAAAGGTATCCCGTATTTTGACAGCAACACTAACAAAATGGTGTGGGCTCCTCCGCTCGAATTGCCCGACGAAGCTCTAGCAAGCCAGCACAAACAAGTAGTCTTGTTTATGGACGAAATGAACAGTGCAGCACCTGCTGTACAGGCCGCAGCTTATCAGTTGGTCCTTAACCGTCGTGTTGGTACTTACAAACTTCCAGATAACGTTGTAATGGTTGCCGCCGGTAACCGTGAAAGCGACAAAGGTGTTACTTACCGTATGCCTGCTCCGTTGGCTAACCGTTTCGTTCACTTGGAAATGACCTGCGATTGGGATGATTGGCAAGAATGGGCCGTCAACAACAAGGTTCACAAAGACGTTGTTGGTTTCCTCACTTTCTCTAAGAAAGATCTTTACGACTTTGATCCTAAGAGTGCAAGTCGCGCATTTGCAACACCTCGCTCTTGGTCCTTTGTTAGCGAGCTATTGGTTGACGACGATACCGATACCGAAACACTAACTGACTTGACTGCTGGTGCAATTGGTGAAGGGCTTGCTATCAAGTTTATGGCGCATCGTAAACATGCCAGCAAAATGCCTAACCCTACAGACATCCTGCAGGGCAAGGTTAAAAAGATGGATTCAAAAGAAATCTCCGCTCAATATTCGCTAGTCGTCAGCCTGTGCTATGAGCTCAAAGATTCTTGCGATAAAAAAGCTAAAGATTGGAACGATCAAGTTAATTGTTTCTTCCAGTTTATGATGGATAATTTTGAAACCGAACTTGTTATCATGGGCACTAAACTTGCTCTTAGTACCTACAAACTGCCGTTGGATCCAGACGAAATTAAATGTTTCGACGACTTCCATGCAAAGTTTGGTAAGTATATTGCACAAGCCACTGAAAAGCAATAAGTTGACAGGGCCTACGGGCCCTGTTATAATATATACATACTGTAATTTTAGGAGCAGATATGGCACATGCCGATCCAATTATTGACAAAATTATCGTAGCACGAGTTGGACTACTGCTACGTCATCCGTTCTTTGGTAACCTTGCTACTCGCATGAAAATCCAAGAAGCAGATGACTGGCTTCCAACAGCGGCTACAGACGGGCGTCATATTTTCTTTAATCGTAAATTTTTTACTCCCCTTACAGTAAAACAAGTAGAATTTGTAATTGCACACGAAATCTTACACGCGGTCTTTGAACACATGGGTCGTAGAGAAGGTCGTGATCCAAAGATCTTTAACATTGCCTGTGACTACGCTGTCAACGGACAAATCGTTAGAGATAAAATTGGAGATCATAATCTTCCAGATATCAAAATTTTCCATGATCAAAAATACTACGGCTGGAGTGCAGAACAAATCTACGACGAGATTCACGAAAAGTACGATGACGAGCAATTGGCTGCATTAGGTCAACTTTTGGATGAACACTTGGATCCAGAAGGCGAGCAAAAAGACGGACAGCCAAAATACAGTAAAGAAGATCTTAAAAAGATTCGTGATGAAATGCGTGAAGCTGTAATGCAGGCGGCACAATCTGCTGGTGCAGGAAATGTACCGGCAAGTATTGCCCGAATGATTAAAGAGCTTACTGAGCCTAAGATGAACTGGCGCGAAATGTTGCGTCAGCAAATTCAAAGCACCATCAAAAACGACTATACATTTATGCGTCCTAACCGCAAGGGATGGCATATGAATGCAATTCTTCCTGGAACTAACTACGACGAGACAATTGACATCTGTGTTGCAATCGATATGTCTGGATCCATCGGAGAAGAACAAGCCAAAGACTTCTTAAGTGAAATCAAAGGCATCATGGAAGAATACAAGGACTTTAAAATTAAACTCTGGTGCTTTGATACGTCCGTTTATAACGAACAAGATTACGACGGCTACAACATGGACGAGTTTATGAACTACGAACCTATGGGTGGCGGTGGTACCGATTTTGATGTCAACTGGGAATACATGAAAGAAAACGACATTAACCCTAAAAAGTTTATTATGTTTACTGATGGTTACCCGTATGGTTCTTGGGGCGACGAGCTTTACTGTGATACTTTGTTTATTATTCACGGCAACGATAAAATCGTTCCTCCATTTGGCGAATACGCATACTATGAGTTCAAAGGGGAGTACGCATAATGGCGTTAAGAAGTGGCAAACCTAATCCGTTAAATTACTACAACATTCGTCGTGTTGGGTTTGCCGCTCCTCATTTTAAATACACAACCATTGAAAAGTATACCCCTGGGCTATTAAAAAATTTAGACAGTTGGATTAAGCAAAATCTAAACAGCAGATATTACATAGGGCAAACTCTAGCCCTAGATCATACAAACAGTATAGTCTACACTACTCAGATTGGATTTGAGTCAGAAAAAGAATTAAGCTTCTTCACGATTGCCTGTCCGTATCTCCAATTAAGATAATTATATTTGTACTTTATAAGGAGATACCATGACTGAAAACGTACAAGATCAATCTGTGCCTGAACAAGGAAGTGCTCAGGCACAAGCACCTAAACAAGAATCTGCTGAACTAACTCTCAATGATTTAAATGCTATGAAAGTAATCATTGATATTGCAAGTTCAAGAGGTGCATTTAAACCAGCAGAAATGACTGTTGTTGGGCAAACTTATACAAAACTAACAACGTTCTTAGAACAAGTTGCCAAACAATCAGAAAAACAAGGAGCATAATTATGCAATCATTAAAACACGTAGGTAGGATCAAAGCAACCGGTAAAAAGGTACTTGTTGCATTTAGGACCATACCTGGAGATGCGTATAGTGCATTAGTTGTAGCAACAGAAAGTTTACCTGACGAGTTGCATAACGCATTAATTAACTTAGTCGAAAGCCCAGCAGCACAAAACGCCTATGAGTTTGCAGAAGCACTGGATCGTACACAATTCCCAGACGGCAGTCGTATGCTTCCGTTTTTACACGGAAATGGTCGTCTAGTTAAAGTAAGCACACGCGAAGTTGAAATGACACCAGTGATTGGTGCATCAATTCTACTATCTGAGCTTAATCAAATTATTGCCGAACAACGCGGAATTGCTGTTGACGAGCTACATATTAAACCGCAGAGCGGAGATAAAAATGTGGAAGTACAAGAGGTAGCAACTGCTCGCGACTTAACTGAAACACCAAATGTAAGCAAAACAACATCTGTAAGTGTTAACGAATCTGCACCAACGAGTTTTGATTCATCCGAGTCAGAAGCAAAATATTATCGTAGCCAAGCAGACAAATTAGCAAAACAAGCTGCCGAGTTTCGTCGCAAAGCCGAGGAGTTGGTTCCTACCAAAAAATCCAAGTGATGACCAAGGGAAGAAATCTTCCCAAAGAAGTTGTCGAGTGTTGGCCAGAAGTGTTCGGAGAGGTAAAGCTAAATGTTCTACCCTTACGATATCTCCATGCGGTTCTGATTACGTTCAAAGACGGCAAAGTTTGGGAAGTTAAAATAACAAAAGAAGATCATATCAAAGGATGGGAATCTTTGGAAGAAACTATCGGTGAACTTTATAAAAACTACGAAAATAAAATTGATAATATTGATTTTCGATTAGACACACAGAGCATAAAAAAAGACATCGAACGTGGGACCCAAAAATTTTTAAGAAAGAAAAAACTATGAAAGTAAAATTAATTAGTGTGAGCAAACCAAGTCGAGCAATGTACGATGAAGGAGTAATAGATGCTCAGGAACTAATTGCGTTCTGTGCTAGAGTTAGTAACCCTAGCAATCAATTTAACTTAGAAACCAGTGAAAAATTAATAAGGTATCTTGTAAAGCACAAACACTGGAGTCCGTTAGAGATGGTTAGCGCCTGTTTGGAAATTGAAACTACTAGAGATATTGCCAGACAGATTTTAAGACATCGTAGTTTTTCCTTTCAAGAATTCAGCCAGCGATATGCCGATCCTACAAAAGACTTAGACTTTGTCATTCGAGAAGCACGTCTTCAAGATACAAAAAATCGTCAAAATAGTATTGCTACAGATAATCCAGAACTTTCAGCATGGTGGGATGCACAGCAAAAATTTATTATTGACAATGTAAAACGTATCTATGCAGAAGCTATTGAACGTGGTATTGCTAAAGAGCAAGCTCGTGCCATTTTGCCCGAAGGCAACACAGTAAGTCGTTTATACATGAACGGTACACTACGTAGTTGGGTACACTTTATTGAACTACGTAGCGGTAACGGCACACAGCTAGAGCATATGGAAGTAGCAAGAGCATGTGCTAGTGTTATTGCTGAAGTGTTTCCCATGGCTGGGGAATTTGCTCATACTGATTCTTAAGCCAATCAAAATCGTTAATTAGATTTAGTGCCGCTATATCAGCGGCATTTTTTTCTCCATAAGCTCGACCAGCGAGTGCGCCTAAATATGCATAAAATCCGTAAGCTACGTTTTCATTTAACACACACCATACTTTTAATCTAGCCAACGATTCCTCGTTGTTAATAACTGCCAGTTTACAACATTCTCTAAAGGCACTGCGCCATGCTGAAAAGGGATCTGTATTGAATGCTGTAATGTTACTAACAGTATCCATCGCCTTAAATCTTGTACTAATACTGGTTGTCATGTCAGTAGTAGATGTGTCCATATTCATAGTTAGTTTTTTTGGAAGTAGTTTTACTCCGCCGTAACCGTACTCTAATCCATTAATAGGATTGCGACTTCTCCAAACATGAACTATATCGTATTCTTCAGGCGTCACTGTATAATCAAAATTAAACGTATCTAAGATAATAGCATCCGCATCAACTACCCAAAACATAGGAGTAAAACTTCGTCTGGCGGCAGCAATGTGCGCCTGATGAATTCCTTTAACACCGGCCACATGCTTGACTAGAGGAAATCTACTTTTTAGTTTTTGTAAATTTTCTTCTGCGTTTGGTTCGCTATAACTAATAAAAACTATATCAAACATTTTTTCTTAGTATCCTAGGTGTATTGTTGTAAACAATCTTAAACATCATACTTGTTGTAGGATCCATGTTGGCTATTTCTAATCCGCATTTTTCTTTCAACTCTCTACCATAAAAATTAATTTGTTCAGTTTTTGTTTCCGCAGACGCATTTTCATAGTGCTCATTCCAGTAATTTGTGAGCCACTCAAAATCTCTAACATTACTATAATCCCAATCTGTACAATTAGTTAGTGCGGCTCCTTCTCTTGCGCCTAGTATGCTATACATTCCATTTTCTACATCTGCGCCAACGCTACACCAAATTAAAAGACGATGATAATTCTGCCACCAAATTCGTTTAATGTCTTTTACACGGGCACCTTGATCTAAGCTCATCTTTACGCCTTCACGGAATCCTGCTCTCCAGGCTTGAAATGGTGTGGCATTAGTATAGCTGACTGAATAATTTTCATTGAATTGATAATACTTGTCATCAAAACAAAACTCAACTAACCCCTTAGTATCATCAGGATCGCTGTTTTCATGTGTACGCATATTGTTTACAAACTTACGTGTCCACATTTTTAGGCCGCCGTTGCCGTACATTAGACCGTTAACATAAACTCTACCACACCAACTAAACACATGATCTGGTGTTAACCCCAAAGCATCTGTATCTACTTCAACTTCAAGAAATGCAGGGTCAACAATATTATCAGCATCTACTGTGATAAAATACTCTGTATCGCTTAGTGCGGCACAGGCTTTGTGTGCGGCGTCACTGCCTTTAACTCCGTGTACACGTTTAGCCCAAGGTACCTTACTACACAAGTCAGCATAATTTTTTTCTGCATTGGGTTCGTCATAACTTAAAAATATAATATCTTGTTCAATAACTTTAATCTTAGCCATTTATAATCCTCAAACTGTAACTTTTAAATACTAATTTAGAACTTATAGAAATCTTGTCTATTCTAGATTCTACTTTGTTTTGAAAAGGAACCGTATAATAATCTGCCGCAAGAATTAAATCTTGCATATTGATAAAAATTGTTCTAACTAAAAAATCAAAATCATTTTCTAGTGTTACAAAAAAGGTTAACTTAGGTGCAGCAATTACATCATAGTAACCTTTATACTTAGGGTTCAGTTTAAATTCCCAACGTTTGCCTTTACCATTCCATGTTACAATACATTCCGAATCTTCATTACTTTCTGTTATCCACTCAAACACATTATTTTTAAAAGCAAATCCCTGATCGCTTGCCGGTACTATTGCCAATTGTGTATTACCAGATTGATTCTTTTTATAACCAATCAAATAATCTTTAAACTTCCATTTTCCGGTTAAAAAGTCTTCAACTTCTTCAAAAGAAACGTTTAAGCCGTCTTCGAATGTTGAATCCTCTTCATTAGTAACTGCAAGAATTTGTCCGGTCTTTTTATCAAAATAAACAAAATGAGATAACTTAGCCACGAGCAAACCCCTTTAATTTTTCTAAAATCTTTTTAGACAAAAAACTCTTTTCAACATAATGAAATAATTTTGGCTGTTTTATATTACCAACAACTAATTGATTTTTAGAATTTAGTACATAAGGAACAGCATCTTGCCAGCTTTCTGGAATAATTGGCCAACCTTGTAATCCTGGTTTCATATGCACAAACTCTAATGGGCTAGTAATATCGTTAACACTTTCATATAGCCCAGTTATTTCAATTGCAATCGCGGCGGCCAGATCTAAACTAAGCCAGTTCTGGTAACTTTTAGGAGCAAATTCAGTATACGCCCATTCCCAGTTGTTACAGACAAATTCTAACGCTCTGTAAAATGCTAGGGCATTATCAGAAAATTTAAAATAATGACATGCAACATACGGATTTGTCAGCTGATTATCTGTAAACGCTCGCCTATAAACATCATCGTGTACTACAGATTCTAATTTATAATTTAATACTTTAGAGCAAAACTTAATATCAAATTTACTACAGTAGTTCCACCATGATTCTATATCTTCTAAAAATATCATGTCGGCATCTAAAACTATAGTTTCATCGTAAGGAGTAATATGATACAATTTCCACCTATGCTCTGCTCTATATTTTGTTTCTACAACTTCTTTATTTTCCCAAGGTATGGGTATAACTTTATCAAAAACTTTTTTCTGTTCTACAGTTAGCTTATCATTAGTTACTAAACTGATACTTTTTACAGATTGTTGTGTTGCTTTGATACTTAATGCTAGAGCATAAGCCTGTTCTACGTAATTACATTCTGCTGTATTCTGGGCGAAAACTAAAAAACCTTTACTCACGTGCCTCTCCCATTATCTCTCTTTCAAGGCTAATTTTGTTCATTACATGCACATCAAGACCTTCTGTTTTGGCTACTATATACTCGCCTAACCGATCTTTCTTTTGCAGAAGAAATTTTAAAGTAGGACCATTGGCAGAAAGTAATACATCTTTATCTTCTATAAAATTAAGTTTGCCTGGCAACTCGGTGGCAAAGTCACCTTGCATTTTTCCGTTCATTATATGTATAGCAATACTAAAGGCAAAATCGTTCCTAAAGTTTTCCATATCAATACTATATAACACTCTAAAATAAAACCAATTTTGTTTTATATAGGAAACTAAATTAAAGAATGCTTCTACTACTGGGTCCTTTTTAAAAACACAAACTGTTGCCCAATAAAAAGGAATAGAGTACGGGTTAATTCGGTGGTAAGGCGTTTGATCACGCCAGCCTGTAATATCAAACCCTTGTCTAAAGAGTTGAAAAGGAACATCTCTGGACAAGGCATCTTTAAGTTTATTAGAGCAAATGATCATATCACTGTCTAAAACCAAAGTTGTGTCGTAAGGAGTTAGATCATAGGCCTTAAATCTTGTTCCGTTTTTCCACTCAAGTTTTTTATTGCTTAAAGTTCCATCATAAAATAACTTACTATGATGTTGATATTCAGGGGGTATTTCTACAACCTTATCAAACGGATGATCTGGATAATTGTTTCTGAGCCAATTACCGTTATCGGTAACTATACTGACTGGTATATCTAAGTATTTCCTAACTCTTTTGGCACAAAAAACTGCCAACCTAGTATAGTCTATGCCAGTGTTGTTGTGAGCAAATATTAAAGCACCTACTGTCATAGATTAACTAAGTCGGCAACTTTACGCTTTGATTTTAAATCAGCAAATTTCGTAGAATACTCGTTTAATGCAGTAATATACTGTAGTAAAATTTCGTCAAAGAATTTTTGTACATCTGGTACTACTACAGGAAACCCATTTGCATCTTCAAATGGTACATCATGTGTGTAATCCAAATCTAACATTGTTTTGGTAAATGTAATTAGTTCACGGTTAATTTGAAATGTTCCACCGTTAACATAGTAAACTACACTTTGATTGAATTCTTCTAACGCTATCCGTCTTTGATTAGATAGGGTAGACATATAATTTGCAATAGCAAATGCTTTTTCTAAACGTTCGTCCATAAGATAACTCCGTAGTGTAACATATTACACTACTTTAATTATCTTGTCAATACAAAAGGAATATTTCTTTAGGAAATAATTGATGTTGTTGCACTAGGCAACGGAACAGATACGTTTGAACCTGTTGCACGATTAGATTGGACGTAACTTGTTAAAACACCGTCAACTTGTTCGTCAACCTGGAATCCTGGATCTGGAGTACTTACTGGAGGAATGGAAGCATCGTCCCATACTACAGTAAGAATAAGCTGTTTTCTATCTGAAGTGCTGTCAACTCTACCAAGAATATAAAACTTGTTATTTGCATACGCACCAGCTGGTGCATCTTTTTGAAATAATAAGTTGTCGATTGCACCCATATTGTTAAAACCTAGAGCAATCGCTGTTCCTGATCCTGTAGTAGTTGTAGCTGTGATTCCAATCTTAATAACACCCATGGACTGTAACATTGTTACCCATGTTGTATTTTTTAATCCAGCAACTCGTGGGATAAAATCAGAACTTATTTCAATCTGACCACCTGAGTTCCAATAATATCTTGCATCATTGGCTGTAGGCCAAGTAACAGTTATAGTCTGTTGAACCGATGTATTCCATACTGCCGATCGGCTAGTATTTGGAATTAAGTTCACTCTTGAAGATTCGCCTACTGGCGGAGGGGCTGTTAGCGCATTAGTTTCTGCATCTGTAGCCATTGACAGATACGCAGCACGCCAACTTTCCTTAACTTGTGATGCGGCCGTAGGAATAGGTAAATCTGCGCCTGCTGTGTAACCGCTATCACCGGGTGCTTTAGAACCAATAGTATTTCCTGTTTGGTGCTGTCTAGCTCTTACAATATCTGATCTTAGATTATTCCATTGTAGTACAGACACTTTGTTAGTGTTTGCAGCAACTTGACTACTTGCAAGTGTTTGACCGTATCCAGTTGTACCCGATCCTGTGCCCATAACCAAAGCAATTTTTGATTGGATCACGTTATAATCAGTAGCAAGAATCAGTGTATTTTGGCCAGCCATATTTTATCCTTCAAAAGTCCTAGGTATTTATAATTACAGTATTAAGCATTCAACAAGTTTGACGCCGGTTTCTTCATTAGTTTCTAATGCGATTGCAAATACATCATTTGCGTGGGGTACTGCGGCAACGGCTGTTCCATCATTACCTGCAACCATACGTTGCCCTTTACGGACTGCGCCAGTTACTTTAACAGGAACACGGCCTTTTAGAGCAATATATGTTCCGCCTTCTAACTCACTGTTCATCATGTAAGCTGGATTAGCAGAAACTGCACCAATTGCGCGGTCACCCCACTTAGATGCAGTCACTTCTTTTTCGCCGCCAACAGCAACAACTGTACCTACATCGTATTCTGCATCTGCTAGATACTTTTCTGCCAAGTCTGCATAGTTAGCGGATGTTGCTGTACCAACAAAATAAGTTGCCTTAAGAGCACCTGCGGTAATATTAACACCGCCAATAACTTCTGTACTATTGGTTCTTACTGCAATAGATCCAGAACTTGCGCTAACACTGGCAGTTCTGTAATCGTCTGCACCTAAGTATAAAGAATCTGCTTTAGTAGCAGTACCGTTAAATGTAACAGCATTAACTGTTTTAAATCGTAAGGCGCCTGAACCTAAATCTGATTGGTTGTCTGAACCTGGTAGGACATCTGCACCAACTAGTTGTAGTGGAGTCTTTGTTGCAGAACCAACTGTTGTTTGGAATTTAATCGTATCATTAAGTTGATTTTGGAATACTGGGAATGTTGTTACACCAGTTGTGTTATTAAACACACGTAATCGTGGAGTATCACCAACAGTAAAGCCTGCATCGCTAAAATTTACTAAACTGCTGAATGTAGCACTGCCTTTTTGTACAAAGTTTTCAGCCAAGACACCGCCAAGTCTGTCTGAGTTTGTCGCTGTTCCCCAAAATCTATGGTTAGCATTGACTGTCTGCCCTGGGAATGAATCACTATTAGTATAGGCTAGTGTAATACCTTGTTGTATTTTTGTAAAGCCGTTAATTGAACTTGTAGTTGGATCTAGCGTAAATGTAGAATCTGGGCTTACAACAAATATAGTTTCACCATCAACAATAGCTTCAATAATAGCATGAGTAGCATTTAATGTATCACGAACGCTACGACTACGCATCTGTGTAGTTTGTGAGCCAGCGACACCCTGTGGCCCAACTAAAATATAACTAGAGCCGTCCCATGTATAAAGCTGTTTATTGGCGGTATCCCACCAGAAATCGCCGACAGTAAGTCCAGTTGGTGCGCTAGAACCTAGTTCTGCGCCGCCTGTTGTACGAAATTTTGCGCCATCGTAGAATTTTAATTTACTATTTCCGCTGTCATACCATAACTGCCCAGGCAAGGGCTTTGGTGGTTGAGTTGTATTTGCAAAATTTTCTAATAAAAATAGAAAATTCTCGTTCTGAACTTCACCGTAACCAGCATAATTCTTACCAATCAATTTAAGATCAGTAGTGCTATCAATGGTACCATCTGCGACTGTGGCTACGACTTGTCCGTTATATTTGTTAATGGTATATGGCATTTTCCGTTATTCCTTATTCCTTATATTTATGCTAGTTTGGGCTGATATTAAATGTCCGTCTGATAGGTCCAAACTGGTCCAATAAGTTTATATTCTAAGAATCTTGACGCATCTTGGGCATAGACACGTAAAAATGTGTCGTCCTCGTGATCTCCAGGAGGAAAGACTTTGTTAAGAACTTGTCCAGCTAATTGTGCTTCTGTCAAAGAACCAATATTAACACTAAACCCTAAACTAGCTCTGCGTATGCTAACGTCAACATAATTCTTATTTGTAGCATCAGCAGTATCGACAGGATCAGCAACAAACGAAATTCTCTTAGACCCAACATTAACAACACCTGCACCTTTTGGTTGTATTTTAATGTCGCCGTCTGGAACGCTAGGATTTAAAAAGCTAATTGTATCTCCATTGATACTTACATTATCAACAAGTAATTGTTCAAGTGTGCCGATGCTTGTAAGTCCTGGAGCACTAGTAACTGTAACACCTAATTGTGTTTGTGAAAGTACTTCAAAATTAGCAATCTTGTATACTTTGCTGTTTGTTAGGTTAAAGTTTTCACTAGAATTCCATGCATTAGTTGAAGACCCCCATGTAAGAGTCTTGTTTGTTTCACCCTGAAGACTAATGCCGCCACCGTTAGCAGTAACATCAGTAGGAGTATCAACTTTACCAATTTCAATTAACAGATCTTCAATTGCAATATTTGTAGTGTTAATTGTTGTTGTACTACCTTCAACTGTTAAACTGCCTCTAATTCTTGCATCTCCGGCAACATCGAGTGTTGCCGTAGGTGCCGCGGTATATAATCCAACACGTTGATTCTGTGCATTAACATAAATGCTAGGAAGTAGTCCTACGTTAGATAAACTTTGAATTGCAAAGTTTTGATTTATAATGTTCGAATTAATTTGTAACGAGTTACCAACAAATATAACTTCTGTATTTTGATTAGTTCCAAGAACAAGCGGCGTTTGATTAAGAATGCGTATTGTTCCGTTTGAAACAGTAAAGCCGTCGGCCGGATCTACCTGGAGGAAACTCTGAGCATCTTTAAAACTACCGTCTTCTGCTACTAATGCATCTGCTTGGCTAGCAGGTACGTTGAATTTTAGTCCAGACACATTAGCGGCATTAAATCCTACTTTGATGTCGCCCACATATCCCGGAATTTCTGTTGCAGGAGTAAATGCTGTTACAGAACTACTGAAGATCCCTAGCAATGTTTGCCCGCAGTATAAGAACAACGTAGTATGATTGATTTGGTTTGTATCAACAATATCAACTACGTTCCAACCAGATATACCTTGTTGTGCTGTATAGATTGGACCAGCAAGTAAATTTGCTGTTCCATCGTTAAAATACATACGTTGAGTTGTTGTGTCAATCCAAATATCACCAGCTGCAATACTGCTTGGAGGTGTTGCACTAACTATTGTTCCGCCACTAACTTTAAATCCTGCACCGTCGTAAACTTTTAAGCGGCCTTCAGTAGTATCATACCAAAGTTGGCCTTCAATTGGGCGATTTGGCTGTGAAGTACTGGCAAAATTTTCTAATAACTTCACAAAATTTTCGTTAAACAATTCCCCGTAACTGGTGGCATTCTTTCCTACGAGAGTTAAATCTGTAGTAGTTTGATCAATAGTACCGTCAACTACTTCTGTTAACGTAGAACCATCTGTTTTGTTAATAATGTAACTCATTATAATTCACCAGTAAAAATAATATAATTGATTGTTGCGTATGGATTCATAGCATTGAACGGTTGACCAATAGTTGGACTAATGACGTTACCGCTGTTTCTTAAACCTGAGCCGCCGCCACTTGCACTACCTAACCCAGGATCAGCTGCTGGATCAGTACCAGCGCCTGGTAATCCTGCTGCATAATACTGAGCAAATCCGCTATTTAGGTTATGCTTGTGGTCTGGCAAGTTGTTTACATTTAATGTTTTGTACTCGCCTGCGTTAGTACCAGCACCTAGTGTATCAGCAACAATATCTGTTACACGATTTGCACTGCCTCCACCTGCTGGAATATCCACTGTTGGGTCTTCTTTCGCAGGAACTTTCCTTGGAGATCCATCAAGTGGATTAAGGTTTTGCATGTTATCTTTACCAAGAGGAAATCTTCCTCTTAAATCAGGCAAGGCAAACGTAGCTTTACCGATTAGCAAACTTGGAACTTTGTATGTATAACCAATTATGGCAAATAACTTTGGAAAATCTCCAATTAGTACCTCACACCCGTCACATAATAAGTAACCAGCCGGAGGTGTTGCACCAGCAAAAGGAAGAATTGACCCAACTGGCACAGTTGCGATGTTTTGTATTATGGTTGCTTTAGATACTTGTCTTAAGCCAGTGCCTTCTCTGTAAACTAAAAAGCGATCATTTAGATAACTTTCAGATGTAGAAGTTTTAGAAGCAATAATATCTTGTGTTACAGAAGTGTAGAACCACTGTTCACCAGACGGTGTGCCGCCACCTTGTGGTAACTGGCCATCAAATAGAACATCGGTTGTTGTTTCTATATCGCCTTTTATCTTAAATCTTGTCGGACTAGCTAACTTTGCAGCACTACCGCTGATATTACCAGATAGTGTACCAGTAAATGCACCGTTGAAGTTACCTACAAAACTTTGAGCATAGATATTTCTAAATCTTTTTGTACTAGTTCCTAGATCGTATAAGTCAGTTGCATCCTCCGATGCAGGTTGAATAACTACACCAGCAATTGGGTCACCGTTACCATCTAAATTATTAAAATGAATTCCGCCGTTGATGCTAACATCGCCTCCAAACTGACTTTGCTTCTGAACACTCAAACCACCGTTAGTTGCAATACTACCGACTCCAAGTACTGTTGCATCTGTAGTTCCTTGAACAATAATATTACCGTCAGTAATAATATTTCCAGCTACATCTAATGCTTCAACTGGGTTAGTATTATCTGGACCTACACCGACATAACCGTTTGCATCAATATGAACTGCTGTTACTGGTGTTCCGTTATTGTTTAGTTTGAATTCAATATAATTGCCGCTGGTTTTTGATATAAACAATGCTGAATTTACATCAGTTGCAATATTAAAACTTTTATTACTACCAATACTAATACCGCCGTTGTTTGCAACGTTCAGAGGAAAGTTAGTTGTTTGTTCTGTATCTTTTCTAACAAAACTATCAGCACCGACGACATTCCCGTTTACCACTAAAGAATCTGCTTGGCTGGCTGTTCCCCAAAATTTTGTTGGCGATGTTGTACTAGTAGAGTCTACTGTTGATAAACTTATGCCTTGGCCGATACTGGCAAATCCTGCAATACTTGTTTTAGGAGTAAATGCTGCTTTACTGATAATTGCTATTCTATTATTTTCAGAATATAAAGTGATAACGTTATGATCAACGTTACTAGTGTCTGTAATTGTTTCAATATCTGGTCCTGTTTTTAAACCAGAACTAAATTGAGGTCCAACTAACAGCCAGTTTGATCCTGAATATACATACACCTGCTGATTCTCTGTATCAACCCACAAGTCACCTTTTGTACTATTGACAACACTTGGCTCGGTAGCAGATTTTTTAACTGTTCCTGCTGGTGTCCATCCAGTGCCGTCGTAAACTTTTAAAATATTCTCGCCAGCACTATTATCATACCAAAGTTGACCTTGTACAGGATTTGCTGGAGCAGTATTCTTAGCAAAATTTTCTAATAAATGTAAGAAATTTTCCGCTATAATTGGTGCATACGCAGGATAATTTTTTCCAGGAAATTGTAAACTTGTTTCTTGATTAATACTTTGATCTGCTACAGTAATACTTGGCTTCGCAGGATTATTAGTTTCAGTAAATCTAATTTGATATGGCATTTATTAAACTCCTGCTAGACCAGTTAAACTCTGAATACGTACAGTATAATCAATTTGAATTAATCGATTCAATGATTTTTGCACGGGGTGGAAGATAACATGAGTCAATAATAAGCTGTTACCAGTCGAGCTGTAACTTTTTAAACCTAATTCGTCAAAAATATAAAGGCCGCCGTTATTGTTAGAGTTATCAAATGCTTGTTGTCCGCTAGGCTCGCCGTAATCTAACAAACAAGTTACAAAAACATCTGTATAATTTGTGCCAGTAACATGTCGTGTTTCAATAAAATTTCGTGTTGGATCAGTATTATTGCTGCTACGATCATCTACGACTTTAGCGTATGTTTGATTGTAAAGACTTGCGTTAGATCCTGTTGAATTTGGTGTTAAGTATGTAACAATACCTGTTGGATCAACTGCTGTTCCGCCGTTCCCAAATGCCATTTCGTATACAAAGCCTTGTCCGCTGTTAGCAAGACTTTGGGCTAACGCTATACTAATATTTTCGTAGTGAATGGCATTACGTTTATTGATGTAAATTTCACCAGACTCTGGGTCATGGATTTTAATATGTCCTTCAATATGTACGCCGGTTACGTCTTTATTCTGCATAGAAATCTCTCTTTATTCAGTATTTATCAATAGTTATAATGTGCTAGTTTAATCCCAAACTGTGCTGTTTATTAGTCGTTACTGCGCATTTCAATCGCATAGACACTTGTTACGACAGAATTTGTTGCACTTATTGGGCTGCATGTAATTTCTATTCTATTAGTCAATGCGTTCCATCGGCCGTCAAATGTGGCTAGCGCAGATACGCTTGAATAAGTCAAACCATAAACTGTTATATGTACAATATCATTAACATACCCGCGAACCGCTACAATATCACAAGCCTGTGTTTCCCAAGTAGAGCCGCCATCTGGATTTCCTTCTACTATAGCAAATAATCTAATAGCATGTTGAAATTGTCCTGTTGATGTATAAACAACTGTGTTTACACCTGCCGAGCAGCTAGTACTGTCTTGAAAGTTTTGTGTAACATCGCCTGGGTAACTAATACTACCGTTAGCGTTTAAACTAACTTCATAGCTTCCTTGAGCAATTGACGATGGTGTTCCGCCTCCGGTGCCTGTATAAGCAGTAGTTTGAATTGATCCGTCCTGAAATACTATTCTATTTCTAATACCCAGTGTTGAACCGGCTTGAATTGTAACGTCGCCATAAAACGCTACACCGCCTGTGATTTCAATGTTGTTAGTTGTTGTTACAACTGGACTGCCCGTTGGAGGGAAATCGTGTGTTGGACTACCATTTTCGCCTAACGTTATAGAAGCTCTTGTTGTAGACTGAGTGCCCCCGGCGATTAATTCAATTCTACCTTTGCTGGTATATCCTTCTCCTTCTACCCAATCTCCTAACTCATTTGAACTAATAGTAATTTTATTAGCACGTGGTGCATCTGTCAGCCCTTGATTATCAGTATCTGGATCAGTTGGGCCGTAAAAACGTAGATATGATTTTAAATCAGTATTACCCACTGTCATACTGTGAAGACTATTCTGCGAAATCAATTGATCTTCTGTACCAGTAGTACCTAATATCATTGTAGGTGTTATAAGTGCGCTGCCATTATTTGTAATGTTTGTGAACTGCCACCTTTTCTGATCAGCTGTTCCCCATTTAGTATAAATGTCAACTGTGAGTTCTTTAATATCAATTTCACTTCCGCCAGTACCTAGCCCGTCTGATCCATAATTGTATATGTAAATTGGTTCTTTATCTACTGAGCTGCGAATATTCAAACCTGTGTCAATATTTTCTCCGGTTGAACGTTGAAATATTGACGAACTACCTTCTGTTGTATAACCTCTACTTAAAACTGATTCAAACTCTACAACATCATTTGTATTCAGTGTCTGGTCGAACTGATTGACACTTACTATACCAGCATTATCAATTTCTAAACCAGAGCCTATCTTGATACCACCCAATACGCTTCCTGTGGCTTTAGGCAGAACATACGCACCTTCGTCGGCACTTAGTACTCCATTAGCATCAATACTAAGCCTATCACCTACTTTGATTCCGCCAAGAATAGTCTCGCTGGCTTTTGGCAGCTGATACGTTGCTACGCTGGCGACACCTTCTGAACTTATATTGATTCCTGAACCAATTTTAATTCCGCCAAGTTCGTTAGCACTGGCAGTTTTACTAGATACTAGTACATCACCTTGAGCTGAACTTACGATTATACCATCTCCTGGTAATATTTTTGAAACTATACTTAATGGTGCGCCAGTTTCTCCACCAAGCGCATTATACAGTTCAGTGAAATTGTCGTTGATTTTTCCGCCGGCGATACGTAATGAATCTCCAGTGGAATCATTTGCGCTTGAACCAACGTTAATTACTTTTTTTGCCATATTCTTTTATCCTTGGTCGAATGTTATTGATGTACTGTCAAATGACCCGTCTTCGCTGTCAAACGTTGATGGTACTCCGGCCTTATTCTCATATTTACCTATATTTGTGTACCACACTCCTGGGACTGCTTTTAAGAAGCGAGCAATCTTATTAGTATCTTCTAGAACGTTTGTTGTGCTATCCCACGCAACACCTGTGCGTTTTATAACAGTAACTTTGGTTCCAAATTTTAATTTATTTGTCAGTCTAATTTGCTTGTTTTCAGTGTCAACTGCAAACTCTGCATCTAGTTGAACATCACCTTCTGGGCTGTAAGGTGCTTGATTTACGTTGTGTACCAAATAAGGTTGTTTCTTTAGACGAATATTTCCAATAAAGAACACCCAGTTACTTTGGTCTGCAAAGAAGTCTGTACTACTTGTATGCGCAGATATACAGCGATACATATAATTTCCAACTTCAACAATATCATCTACTGCATATTCTGCATTAGCTGCCCATTCTGCACTAGTATAACCTCCAACAAATACTTCAATATCATTCGCCTGAACATATCCTGTTGGAATTGTTGACACATAACCGTCCTTATAAGTCCACTCACCTGCAGGTGTCACACCTGTACTTGGGTCCATAGGTATAAAATTAATTGGAACAATATTTGTGCCGTCTGATGTGACTTGCTCAATTATTGTATTCTCAATATAAGGAATAGTTTCACTTGGTCCAATATCTTGCACAACACTTCCTGCTCTATGAACTTTAGAAACACCAGTTCCTAATGTGCCTCTGCGTAATTGGCCTAATAAGTATGTTGTAACATTTGCTTCAACCTTAGTTGAAACTGTAAAGAACTCAATACGCTCTCCTCGAATTTCAATAATGCCAGGCTTGTTATTTCCAACGCTTGGTAAGTCAAAATTACTTGCATCTTCAACTTCAATTACACTATCTGTATATTTTAAATTCTTAACTAAACGTGTTTGTTTGTTTGCATTTAAGCGTTTATAGTGTACTCTGTTGAGCATGTCTTTAAACTGCATATAAGAAATGCTAGAAGTCAATATCTTACTACCGTAAGTAATTATAGTAAAGACATCAGCAGGGTCTGGATAGAGTGCCAACTTGATAGTTTTCTTGTTTTCAGTTAAGATAAAATCTGCACTAGGTGTTAATAGTATTCCGTTCTTAATTACCCACACGTAATTTTCATCAATAACTGTTCTGTCTAATTGAATCACACCGCCTGCCACTGCACTATAATTATAGAACTCTGGCGTGTCTGGTGTTAACACTAGACTTGATGTGACGTTTACGGCAGTTCTTTGAATGTCTAGAATGTCGTGTTTATAAGAACTTAACACTTCAATTAAATCAGTAGTAGCATAAGTTTTAGTAAACTGTATTCTAGCAGGTAATAAACCTGATGGCGGAATATATTCGTAATCTTGTGTTTGTTTCACACTTATAATCAACTCTTTATTAAGATACTTTTTACGAACATTTTGTGTGATCTTAATAGTAATTCCACCCAATTCAACAATATAATCAATGCCAGATACTAGTAAGTCTCCGCCAGCATATACATAGATATCATTAATTGACAATGAGTATGGAACATACTTTGCAGGATCAATAACATAATTTACTTTTGTACCAGTTATAGTATAGTAGCTGTTGTTTGGTCCTTGTAAATATTGATTGTTAACACGAACCAGCATGTTTGATTCAGCAGGCAAACTGTCACCGACTATATTTTGTAATTCATAGATGTCTGATCCGTTTCCTGGGAATCGTTCTGTTTTAGTTATAGAATATGTTTGCTGTGTTCCACTAACAATTACGTAATTAATTAAATCACCAGCTGCCGGAGGTGCAGCAAACACTAATCCAATACGATTAGAACTTTCGTATGTTGCATCTGTTTTAAACAATGCAGGAGTTCCTGGTCTTGGAGCTTCACCATTGACATATACTAGATAATTTACATCTTTGACCCACGCGGCTTTAGTTATAAACTCTGTTGTCACACCGTCGCCAATAAAGTAATCAAGATCCAGTATGCCAGAACCATTAAAACCAAAGCTGAAAATTGAAACCATTTCACCTTGCGATGGAGGAGCGATAAATTTAATCAATCGGTTAGTATAGTCAACTTCATAGTCGACTCCTAGCGTCTTAACTACAGAAACTGAAGATAACACTCCTGAAATTGGATCCCTTGCCCCTTTTGTAAATTTAACTACAACCGCAGTTGAGGTGTTCGGTTGCTGAGTTATTTCAAAGTCTGTTTGAACACCGTCTGCTATGTAACTGTCAACTTTGATTTTTGCAGACCCTGTGCTTGGTCTATCGTAAACTTTGATTGCAACAGCATCCACGACTTGTCCTGGAACAACTTCTTCTGTAGCTGGGCTGCTAGTTGGAGTGACAAAATCGTCACCATCGATAATAATGTCATCTGCAGCCAAGCCTGTTGCACTACTGTAGGCTAAGTCGCCGCCGTTTACTGCGGTATCGTAATCTTGATCCTGTGGCAATATCGATCCGTCACTCTTTGCTTTTCTCCAAATAAACTGGTCGCCTTCAAACACATCAAATGATAATGGAATTGAAAATGTTTTGTAGGTAGGATCAATTTGACTATCTGGAATACCGTCTGAGATAATAGTCTGCATAATTGCAGTATCGTTCGCCAAAGGAGTCAATGTGTTAATGTATGCAGCTTGAGCATTGATTGCGGCTATCTTGGCAGTTTTTGCAACTTGATTTGCCGCAATGTCGTCGTTTATGTCATTTAATGCAGACTGCTCAGAAGCGATGGTTGCTTGGATCGCCGGTATTGCAGTATTAACAATAAAATTAATGTCACTTACAGTCGGCGCATATAACGGATCACTTGGATCTAAACCATCTATCACTACAAGTAAAGCATTTAATTCTGCTTGTTTGTCAACAAGATTATTGTTAGCTGTTTCGAGGTTTGCTTCAATAGTTGCTTTTGAATTTTCTAACGCATACGAGTTCGTGACAAGTACATTGTATTCATTTTGTAAAGTATTGAGTTGTACTCTTGCCACTCCAGTTACTGTATAATTAGGGTCATCTAATCTAATAGGGCTGGTGTATGCAGTCATTGAAATTTTAGCACCAACTGGGATAGCTTCTTTTAAGAATACTGTTCCGTTTGGATTAATAGTACAATCTAATGGATCGACTAGCGTTCTTGTAAAGATAGCGTCTGTTCCAGCTGTAATAGGTTTAAACAAGATTTGATCTATTTTTACCTGTGTTCCATTTAATATTTGGGTAACAACTGTGTTATAAGCCAGTGTCTTATCAACTACAGGGTTCATTGTTAGAACATCTCCAACTTTAATGCCTGCGGTTGATGTAAGATTAATAATATCCGAACCTGCTAGGTTTGTTCCAGCAAAATCTTTTGTAACGGTCACTGTTACAGTTGGAGGGTAAACATCATCAATATTAAAATTATAGATTGTAGAGAATCCGTCACCAGTGTATTCATCAACATTTTTACCTACATAGTAAACGTTCATCTCTGTACCAGCCTCTGGTACATAAGGCAATGTAAACGAATGTGTGTCAGCAGCAACTGTTACAATATAATCTTCAAATGTTTCGTCAAAGCTGGCCCACTTGTCTGTGTAGTATGGAACGCTGCCCCAACCTAGTCCAATATCAAAATTTAATCCATGTACACTTACGCCGCCGTAGTCTACACCAGTCATTAACTGTGCTAGATCTTTTCCTAACTCGCCAACGGCAGGGTCGTAATAATATTGAATTCTATCTGCGGCTGTGAGCAACGACCAGTCTTTAGTGTAGTTAATTACAATGACTGAACCAGCTGCTGGAGGAGTCTTAAATGTGATTGAGCCAGTGTAGGTAGTGTAGCCTCTTGCGGTTGATTTCACTACGCTTAAACTATAATCAGATTTTAAAATTTCAACATTGTTAATTAAAACTGTCGACTTTTCATTTTTTATATTATTAATAGGAGTATTAACAATATCTGGTGCCCATGCTAAAGAGAACTGCAATCTTGATCCAGATACTAGAGTTGGGTTATCAATAACTTCAGTTTCTTGCAGCTTAGATATCAAATATTTTTGACTTAGTCTATCAAATTTAAGTTTAATTAAATTGCTTCGTACTACGCCATTTCCAATAATAGCAACTACTTTAGCAGGAGTGCCGCCGTCTATTAAGCCACCATCTAGTACAACAGTTGGCGCACTTAGGTAACCTGATCCTTTTGTTAACAGAACAATTCTGTTTATTTTTCCGTTAGTATAGAATGCGCGACCTGTAGCACCTGATCCGCTGTTGCTGATTATTCTTACTACCGGTTCAGATTTATAACCACTGCCGCCATCAACAACTACTAACGATGTAACCGAATATCCAGCATTTTCATACCAATATTTCCAAGGATAAGATAAAATTGAATTATCGTCTGCTTGAATAACACCATTAACTACAGTAGTAGATAATGTTTTTATTTTATCATTTTCGTAGTATGAAGGTAAATCAAAATCTGTTGTTACAAGATTATTAGTATCTACTTTATTGTAAGAACTAACGTATTCACGAACTTTTGTTCTGTAAGGTTTGACTTCGTTTACAAAATCTTCAAAATTTTCAAGATTGTCACTATTGTAGGTTACCTTCTCTTTTAATTCTCCAACATTGTGTTGAGCTTTAACAAAACTAGTTTTGAAAATCCAATCAATGTAGTTTTGTTCGCTGTAAGCATATCTTACGCTATTAAAGAATAAGTTCAAATACACAGACTTCAAGTCTTCGATTAGAATATCATTCTTTAAAGAATTTAAAATAATTATTAGTTCTTTCGCAGCTGAATTATCAAAAATTGCAGAGTCGTATAAAGATCCGTCAAAGCCATACAGGCTGTTTTCAAAATTATAAAGAGTGGTAGATAACTGGATCGTACCTTTTTCTTTTCCAACAACTTTATAAGTTTGTGTCCAGTCTGAAGAAGCAACATTAGAATATTTTTCTAACAATACCCATGTGCCTGCACTAGTTGTCTTGACTTTTACGGTTTCGCCTATATTAGCAAACAAGTTAGCTAAATCAGTGAAGGTCATCACTGAGTGATCGATTGCAGTGAATTGATTGTACCCAGATGCATACCAGTCGACTTTAGTCCAGTAATTTGATACATTGTAGCTTTGACTTTGTACTCTACTCCACACTTGTGTTGTTGGTTCGTAAGAATAAATGCTCCAGGCTCCGTTGGCAACACTGTCGCTGTGAACTAAAACGCTGTAATTTCTTAGAGTAATTGTAGTGTCATAAGAAGTATAACCCTCACCTGATGAAATAACATCGTACCCTACTATCTGACCTTTAACATTAATTTTTGCTCTAATTTTTGCGCCTGTGCCAGATCCTGAAATTGTAAAGTATGGTGCTACAAAATAACCCCTTCCTTTAGAAACAATATCAACACCGATTATCCTTCCGTTTTCAATTATTGGTAAGAAACTAGGCTTCTCGAAAGTTCCAATATTAGCAAATCTTAGCTCTGCATCCGAGTCTAAAACAAAATCATATAAACCTGTAAGTGTGCTTGGCTCTTCTTCAAAAGATTCTAATTTTGAAATATCTCGATTTTCAACAATTAAATTCTTTGCTAATTCAATGTTTACATATTCTATAAATTGTTTTAGTGCTTCAAATCTGTTGATAAACATGCCCTGTCTTGGTCTGTTCTCAATACCATATTTTAGTTTATCTGGTAATAAAGGATCAGGAACTAGACGACCTTGATTATCTTTTCCACACAGACTATCAAACCATTTTTGTTCAACTGTCTTAGGTATATTAGTTGAAATATTATTATTGATAATTTTCCATTGACTGTGTATGTTCTTGTCTATTTCATTTGATGTCCAATATTCTACACTTAAAATAACATTTTTGTCTTCTAACAGTGGCTTTACGTTTACTAAACTAAAACTATTTGTGCTGGTTAATGCAAGGTACTTGTAGTCCACTCCTCTAGGATTTTCAATCAATGCGGCAACATCACTTGCTGAAAGTTTTCTAGTTGGAATGTTTGGAATTGTTTTTTTGCCTTTAACCCAGAAGTAGTATGTATTTCTAAAAGATTTAGAAACAGTATCGTACTTTCTAACTAAACCATAAACATTGTTACCGTACAAGCTCTTGCCGCTTATACCTAGAACAATACCTTCTTCAGTATCTGCAAGTTCGTTCCATTGGTCTGGGGTATATTGTGTTTCTACCCACTCACAAATGTCAATACTTGCATAAGGGAAAATTGTATTCCATGTGCTATTTCTATAGACTAGATCCCTGTCGTGACTATCTATAAATTTAGCTGTTCTTAGATCCCACCATAGTGCGCCAACATAAGGTTTTGTCCATGCCATACCCTCGTCAACGTTAACTTCGTTTGTTCCAGAACTATAAACTGCTGGATCATAAAAAGTTTTATACTGAATCTCAGCTTCAGCTATACCTGGAATTTGTCCTTGTACTGGATCTATGATGTCTAAATTAGTAATTAATTTATTTGTTGTCTTGTTGTATAAGAATGCTCTCTTTATTTTTTTGATATCAATTTTATCAATTTCTTTATGAAGAATATTCCAACTTAGTTTATTCTGTGGTTTACTATATTGATACACTTTTCCTGACTTGAATCCTTGATCGGATTTGTTAGGAGCACCAATAATAATCTGATTAGATCCCACTGCTAGACCAGCACCGTACCCATCAACGTCTGTGCTGTCATTTTCTAAACTTTCACTATACACCCAGTGTGAAGAATATCTATCATAGACATCTACTCTACCATTATTTTCTAAGATGTCATAGACCTTAGTTAAATTATTGTCGAACGTTGTAGAAGCAGCATCAAACGTTGTTTTAACAATGTTGTCAGCGCCTTTGCTGAACACAACAAGAGTTTGATAGTCGTTCATAAACGATATTTTGAATCCAAAGAATTCTGCAATCTCTGGTCTAATGCCTGTTAGGGTCTGATATAAGGAATATGCTGTAGCGCCTAATTTGTAAATTTGAACTTCACCTTGGTCAATCTTACTAACGTCTTTATAAATTGAAGACATTGCAACATAAGATCCGTCAGAAGATACAGTAGTGCTTAAACCAAAACTGTTGTCAGTGCCAGTTACAGGATGTAACAAACTATACTGTTCTTTATCTGCAGATTTATAAACAAATACTTTACCAGCAGGCGATGCGTCAGGTGCAGAAACTAGTAATGTACTGCTGTCATCGCTGATTGATAGAACTGAACCAAATTTGCTATTTGCTCCAGTCTGCGGGGTAATGTAGTTATCTCTGTCATATCTCCAACTAGTTGTTGTAAATTCAATCACACCGCTTGGTTCAGAATCGGGCTCTGCACTGATTATAATAGAATTATCTGCTTGATTAATTGAACTAACATACTGTCCGCTGGTAAACCCTGCACCTTTTAGGTACATACCTGCTCGAATTCCGGCAGTACTTGTTAAAACTAACTTAGTGCCAGAACTGCCAATTGGATTGTATGTTGTACTGACTTCAGTAATAGTTTTATAAACTAATTTGTAAACAAAACCTTGGTGGTTATTATAACCAGATGCTCCAACAAAAAGGGCACGTTCTCCGAACGCAAGGCTTGAACCAAATGTTTCTTCGCTTGCAGGCCATGGACTCATTATAGTTGCAACTAAACTAAAGATATTATTAGAGTCTTTTTCGTAAACAGAAACAACGCCTTGTCTTTGTAAAGTAGAGTTAGTTCCTGTGCTATCAACTGGAATAAAAGGAACTTCTGCCCAGAAATCTCTAGCAACTCCAATAACTGAGATTCGAGCAATTGGTCCAGATGATGCGCCGCCAACAATAGAAAGAACTTTAATTACTAAGTTGTTTGCAGGAGCTGCGCCGCCGAGGTCTGTTCCAAATATTCTTACAGTATCGCCAACTGCAAATGCAGTTCCTGGGTTAGATACTGTTACGCTATAAGTTGCGTCTGAAACAAAAACATTAAATGTTGCACCTACACCTGCGCCGTACGTGACTGTTCCTGTTAAGTTGTTGTATGTTCTAGTTGAAGCTTCCGGATCTTTATTTGTATCTGCTACTAATGAAACGTAATGCTTGAAGTTTCGTAAAACAATATCATCGACTGCATAATTAGTCGATGGGCTCCATGATCCTTTAAATCTACTAGATACTTCAGATGCAAGAGGTGTTCCTAACGCTAGCCATCTACTGTCTTTTGATATTGCAATAACATCACCAGTAACACTATCAGGCGTAGCCGAATATCCAAAATTATTATCTTTTGATATAAAAGGAGCAGTTATTGTTTGTCTTTGTAACCAAGGTGTGTTTGATCCAGTCTTATCTAAGACGATTGTTTCGCCTAAGTTTGTGGTAATCAACAATAGGTTACCTTCTTTGTTTACTAGAGTTTGTCTACCATAGTATAGACCTTCTTGAGGAGCAGTATTTGTAATTTCTGTCTTTGAGTAGATATTAGAATGTTGCCATACTGCCCATTTATCATCGCCTGCATTATCAGTCCAAACTAATTCTGCATCGCTGACTGGGAATACAACTGCTTGGTCAATATTATCGATTGACGGTACTCTGCTAGACTTAAGATAAGATAAAACTACTTTACTCTGTTCTGTAAACGGCTTTGGTTGTTGTTCTTTGGTTGATTCTAAGACCACGACTTTACCTGTTATAGATAAAATTTTATAAAAACCGTTATAGCTTAAAGTTTGATCAATACCTAAGTATTCTCCAATATCTTTTGTCACAGCGTCAGTTAAAGTAACAGTGACTTTTCCTAGAGAATATTCAATGTTTGAAACATCCATTGAAAGTTGTGTATATCTATACACATTCCATTCACGACCTTCAAATCCAACCCAAACATAATCACCGTCTTCAAAATCTGTTATTGATTCTTTGACAATATCACTGATTGTTTTTAACACCAACTTTACGTCACTGGATCTAACATACCCAGGTGTTCGTAAATAATTTTTATTATTTGTAAGAACTGGCCATGGGTTAGAATTATATCCGATTGGTTTTACGTAAACATCGTTAGGTGTTTGTCTAATAATGAAGTCAACAGTGGTTGTATTAACTTGGGGTACCAGTTCAAATCCTTGTGGATTATTCTTAAACAAATCTTCGTTAACAACAAACTCAATGTTTTCAAAACTGTTGCTTGCACCGTACTGTCCAGCTCTAATTGCCCACTCTTCATAGAATGTTACACTTTCCTGACCTTCGGCGCTGAGTACATCAAATAGTTTGTTAAGAACATTCTGTGTTCCTTTTTCAACAATCATACCTTGATAAAACTTGAATTCACTTACATCATCTTTAATAATGTTGCTAAGGTACTGTCTCTTTTGATAACCAACTAAATGCTGTGCGATTGCCTGTTGATCGGCGTCAAAATTATCGCTATCAAGACTGTAAAAATCTTGGAATTGTGACGCTTTATAAGACCAGTTTGGCAACAATCTAGGCTCTGGCTTACTGTCTAACTTCATCCAGTTTTCACTGATAAATGTTTCAGTACCGTCAATGGATTTTTTAGCTGTGTAATAGAACTGTTTATATTTTACAATATCCCCAAGAGCATAATCTTGCCATGACTGCCAGTCTTGAATTACTGCTTGGTCAAAAATAAATCCTGGAACATTAAAGTCACCTTTCCACTCACTACTGATGTAACCAGACACTTTAATTCTTTCTTGTCTATAACCACTAGTAGGACTATAGATTGTATCATTAAAGAGGGTAGTGTTCTTTAATATAACAACTTGTTCTTTTTGAACAAGATAGAAAGTTGCACCGTAAATTCCGTCTTCAGCAGGTGTGTAGCTAACAGCATTTTCTTCTCTGTAGTTGTTTAAGAACTGTGGCTGTATTGGCGTACCGTCAACTTTAAAAATTTCGTATTTGTAAAACTGATTTCGAATATCGTCAACTACAGATACGGGTGCTGAGAAAGTTAAATTAGTAGATGCTGGGCTTAGACTAATAACACTACTGCCAACCGAGCTTAACCCATCTAGTTTGACATAGTCGTCATAGTTAAAGATTGATTCCGGATCTAGATTGTTAACAGCCCTATAATAATCACCGTTATATCGAACGATTTGTCCCAGTACAATTGGTTGATTTTCTTGCCATTCAGTCCACTTGTCTTCGCCGGTACTCCAGTTCTGTGTAGTCCAGAACATAAACTCTTTTGCACTGGTTTCCCAATTGGTGATGGCACCCAACTCTGGGTTGAAGTTGTCAAATATGAATCCTTGATCTTTTAAGTATTCGCCATACCCTAATAAGAAGTCAACAACTTCTTGAATTGTTCTTAATTTTGTTCCGTACGGTAATACTACTTCTTCCTCTCTATCCCATTCTTTTCTAATATAGGCATCGCGTCCCCCAATTATTGGAAGCGCCGGTAATAGCGTATAATATGCTGGATTAAATGAAGCCGATGTTGTGTGTAAAGTTTTTACTCTATAGAATCTATTCGAATAAGAAACAACTTTACCTGCAACATATTGATTTTCTGGCGTCCAGATCGTATAACTTTCTGAAATACCGCCTACATTAATTAAAATTCCAGACTTGACCCAATTATAATATTTAAAATATGGTTGTGTCTTACTGTAGCCTTTGATACTATATCCATCTTCTAACTTAGTAACAACTACGCCGCTATAGTTAATTTTCTTAATAGGACTTGATGTATTAAGGATAATTTCGTAATCCTCTGACGGAACAAAAACACTACCACTGGTCAACGGTGTTTTGCTGTCAAGAAGTAATTTAAATTTTTCTTTACTAGTAAATCCGCCAATTCGATGTGAGATCCTTACTTGCAGATTATCTAAATCATATTGATACTGCTTATAAGATTTTAAGTTGTCGCTTTGAATATAGTCAACAATATAGTTTATTATTCCGCTAGTCTTGAAACTAGTTGAGCTTGAATAGATACTTGGTAACACTATGTCAGAAGGCTTAATTCTTACCTTAGTATCTTTGTAGACTAGTTGGCCTGCTTTATTACGAATAATACGAGAACGATCTAACAATAGTCCAAAAGACTTTGCAGGTTGTGTTAGTAACAGAGAAATTAATATTGCAAACGGATAATAACTACTACGTCTCCAAGCACTTTCAACCGGACTCACGTCACCAAATACAAAGTCCCCTGCTGTTGAATTTGTAATAACACCAGATGCAAGCCCAGATGTGATAGGACTTAAGATTTCTCCAAATTCGTTAACCGGAATGTGATCTTTTAAATATTCTCTGATATATTTTTTATTTTGAACAGGCGGCTTTCCTGGTTCTCTGATAATACCGTTTGATAAGTCTTCCCATAATACTAGGTTATCTTTGGTATATGGAGCAGGGCCATAAACTTCTTGCCACCATGCTGGTTCTTCGCTAAATCCTAGCATTTCCCAAGGACAGATATTAGGCCTTTCTGTGTCTAACATCCAACGATGAATTCCTTTCCAGTATCCTGGAAGAGGTGTTCTACCGTCAGGCGTTGCCATTTCTCTGTAATTATATGTTCGAGTATCTAAGCTGTTGTAGCTCAATGGCTTTGTAAAATCTCTATCTATTAAGTTAGACCAAGAATAGAAATTTGACGATAGTACTTCATTGAATTCCTTAAGGGAATACGGTGTTGAACGATTGTAAACAGGTAAAAAGTCGCTTAGGTCAAATATAGTAGGATCGTACTTTACCTTGATATTATTGTAAATTCTTTTTTCTAATTCAAGAATTAAATCATCTCTGTAGTCACCGTATGCAAGAATAATGCTACCATCGTGTCCTTGTATAACTTCTCGTGGTGTAACTAAACTTGTATCGAGATATTTCTTTGGTTCATATTTTGGCCAAATACCTAATTTAGTTGGCGTGGCTGGTATAAAACATCCGTTAGTATTTTCAAATTCATATATTGTTACACTATCATCTTCTGCTAACGGTGCAGAAATAACTACAAACCCTTGACTATCAAATGTGTAGTCTTTTCCGTAGAGTAATTGCTCACCTTGCAAATATACTAGTACAGCTTTATTAGATAGCTCATCTAAATTAAAAGCAGTTGAGAGTGGATAAGTTTTAATTCTACTGTCAATAACTGTTAGATCGCTACGAATACTGCCAGTATATGGAGCCATGTCGCTGAAATAGTAAGGAAAGCTAATTGGCTTATCTTTATTAATTTCTTGTAAAATTAAATTGACATGGGTAGCTGGATCAGTATCGGTTCCTAGTGTCTCGGCTATGTTAATAAAATTTCTTTTGAACTTGTTATAGTCAGATTGTACACTTTCGATAGCTCTAACAATGTTGTTAGTTTGAGATGTTAGATGATACAATGCAAGACTAATTGGACCGCTGTGCTGAACAAAACGAGTTCCAAACTTTGTAATGTTTCCTAGATCTCTTAAATTGCTAAGTCCAGGAAACTGTCCTGAGAATGTGCCTTGAATGTTATCAATTATTGAGTTAACATGAGATGAAATTTCACCTAATGTAAAATCTGAAATGACATCGTTTAGCGGATTATTTTGAAGACCAACAGGTATTTCGTAGAAACCGTTGGCGTTTACAGGTTGCTTAGAAAATGCTTTAATAGTAAGAATGTCTGTTAACTCGATGTCTTCGTTTAGAACCACACGCTTGTAAACAGGACCACTAGCTACTGACCAGAATTCTTTTTCTTTTCTAATTCCGTTAACATAAACACGAACTTCTAGATCTTCTAAATCGTTAATGTTATCAAAAATGTCAATATCAAAATTATTAACTTTATTAGTATCTTTGTAAATTCTAACAGCAGCTTGGTTATTTAAACTCTCAGACTTTTGCCAGCCATTGATATACTCGGTACTGCCGTTTTCTAAAGTTTTTAACAGATAACCAACGTTTGTTGTTTCAGTAACAATAAGAGATACATCCTTATACTGAAATGTGTCTGAGGCAATGTTAAAGTTGAAAACAATGTCCCCAACGTTGTCAATATTTTTATAAGAAAGAGGAAATTCTAAAACTGAATCTGCTTGTCCGTTACCAGTTTTGTAACTAAAAATTTTAGTTCCGGCAAAAGTAGAACCGTCGTATATGTCTTTATTGCCAAAGCTATTTCCGTTATCATCAAAAATATCAAACAATGGTGGCTGATTTGTAGAAGTCTTTTGTTGAGATTTAAACCACTCATTGCCGTCAAACCAATACCACGAACCTTGATTTTTTAATCCTTGTTTTACCAGAACAGTATCTAATGCGGATGGTATTGTTTCTTCAACTAAATGTATCTGTCTTACACCGTCTAAAAGTAAAAAGTCAACTCGATAAATTTTATTCTTTACTCTTATATCAGTATCAGCTGAGAATAAAATTCGCTGGCCTTGTGCAACATCGATACCGTCGATGTTGTATCCTAACTGTCCTTCAATTTTTGAAAACACATCAGTTGTATATGTGTCAATTAAATCTACGTCGGCAATTGATTTAGTTCCAAAGTTGAATAGTTTTAAGTTTGGCTCAAACTCAATAATAGGTCTTACTGCTCTTGCAGTTTGATCGATGCTGGCAATTTTTCCGTTGGCTAGCGCACTAGTTTCAATTACAGATTTATGGAACCAGCGATTATATCTACTCCAGGCATTTTTGTCTTTACTCTTTCTGCTAATAACAATATAATCTTTTTTACCTGCTAAAGATGTTGCATCACCAAATGGTAATGAATCAAAAGGAGATGCATCAAACAGCACAGACTCGCTAGTAGTATAAGGACCAACAATTTCTAAAGAACTTTCTTCTATTAAGACAATCGACTCGCCCACGCCTTCAACATAGTACTGTCCAGACTTATATTTCTCTGGAATAATATTTCCTACAAAGCCAACCTTCATTCCGTTGCTAAGTTCAATACCGTTAGGCAGCTTATAAGTTTTCTTGCCTATAAGGTCTTCATCTAAATTTAATGAGGTATTCTCATTAATTGAAAGTACTTGAAATACTCCGCCAAGATTAACATCATTTTCACTTACATAGTAAAGAAGGTCTGGAGCATTTTGTGGAACAGCAAATTCAATAACACCAGTTTCAACTGCTGATCCTATAACACCTGGGTCGTCGTATCTATATGTAACACCATCGACTCTTTGAGTTTTAATACTAAACGGGTTACCTGGACTGTTGATTTCAAAACGATAAGTCTGCCCTCTGTACAGTTTAATACTTGGATTTTCTGTTAAGCCGTTTGGAAAAAAGACGTAGGTGTTATTATCTGCTTCTGGTTTTACTTCAATTTTGTAGGTGCTGACAACTTCTTGCTGATTGCCCATAATCCATACTGTATCTGGGCCGTATGGTAGCCAATAGTACTGTTGGAAATTGACAAACTTATCCCACTCAATATGCGGGTCCCAAGAATAAAATTCTTGTTCGTTGAGCCTTGGGTGGCTTTTTACATTTCCGCCAAACACTTTAATTTGGTTAATGTAATCTTGATAGTCTTTGAAAAACGTAGTATTTTCAAGTTCGTCTTTGACTATTAGTCCAGGCTCAAGCTGGTAGTGCTGTCTAGTACTATCAGTTGCTTGAATAAAAATGTCTTTACTAGTAGTAGATTTACTATTTTGTCTTCCAACATAGCCGTTAATTTTTTTAACAGTACCAGGTTGTATCAGTTGATCAACAGTTGCCTGTAAAAACTTTTTATTAGCATCAGTTCTGTAATATCTTGGCAGTAGAGAAGAACTAGATGTTTTTGAGCCTGTTGGATTAATCTTATCAGCCATTGTTTGCTCCGTAAGAAGAACTTGTTATATTTTGTTGTGCAGAAGTTGTTGATTGAACAGTTGTACCTGCTACAGATTTAATTGCAGAACTGGTTATTCCAGAAATAATTTCAATGTCGTCCACTGTTGCTCCATTTACAAATAGCTCATCGCTTGCAGATTTAATTTCAAATAAACTTCCAAATCCTAGACCGTTTTGTCTTGGAACAATTACGAAACTTGAAATATCTGGAGCTAATTGCATCATAACATAAGCACTAAGCTCGGTGAAATAGAATGTATCACCAAACTCCCAATTTTCTAATGCAAAAAATTCTTCCATTGCAGCAATTATTCGTGTTTTGATATCGTTGTCAGAAATTACTTTATTTGAATTCTTAATAACTTTAAAACTTGCCTGTACGTCAGGCGTAGCTGTTTGACCAAACAAAACTTTATATTTTGCTGGGTGATAAATTATTTCGTCACTTATTGATTTAATTAAATTTAAATCTGTAGAAATCAAATCGTACAATTCGTTAGAACTTGGTGGCAATGGTTTTGCTGATATTGCTCCAGATAACCACTGTCTAAATTTAATATCATAACTCTTTGTTAACAAATAGATGTCAATAATATTACTTGCACCTGGATCTATTCTACTATCATAATCTGCATTATGAATGTATTGAAATTTTAAATTGTCGCGGCCAACATAGACTTTGTAGTCTAATGTAGGTACATACGGATCAGCTAATTTATCGTTGTACTTTACAACAGTGTCAGTATCAATAAAATAAAAGTACTGACCTGTTACTTTCTCATTGAAAGAAACATAAGTTTTGCTGGCTTTGATTAAGACTGTATTTGAAGAATTATTAAAATATCTATAATCTTCTTGACCCTGACTTATTGCATATTTTTCTTGTACGATATATTTTTTCTGTAATATACTAGAACTTGTTTCTCCAATGATAGGAGGTTCAACAACATTTAAAAACAGTTCTGGATTATCTACAACACCATTATCGTCAGTATCTGCAAAAGATACGATTAGTTTTTTATTATCAACATACCCGTCAATTCCTGTATATTCTTGTACAATATCCCAAGGCAAATCACAAGTATATGCAGCAGTAGTATCAGGCATCGTGTTGATGCTTAGAATATTAATTCCGTCTTTAATTACTTCATTAAGTTTACTGTCGTAAATTTTGTTTGATGTTTCAAAAAAGAATCTAGTCTTTTTATCACTTTCAAAAATATAACGTTGACATCTAGAAGTAACTGTGTAAAATTCGTTATCTGTGGTAAACAATAGTAACCAGCTGGCATCTTGTCTTAGATTAGTTTTATCGCCCTGTTTGCCTAGACTAAAAATATTTTTAGTATCTAAGTTTAATTCAAATACAATTTTCCATTGTTGTGTTACTGCATCATAACGTAGTCCAAATGGTTTGTTTGAATAAATCAAGTCTATCATTGTTGCAATAGAATCTGCATCAATAACTGTTCTCCATCTAGGGATAATCTGAGAAAGCACTGGGTACACACCAGCATTAGTTGTTAAAGAAGGAACATTCCTGTTTAAAGTAATAGGACCAAATCCAGTTGATAATGTGCCTTTGCCTGCAGCTGTACCGTCGTCAACCACACTTACTACTTCTGACCAAAGAGAAGTAACTGCTCCTGGAGTTGCAGAAGATCCAAATTTTAAACTATTATTATCAGTAGTATCAAAGTACCAACCAGCTGGCGCTGTAAACTTAATCAATGCTCCTGGACGTACATATTTTAAATCTGTTGATGTGTAAGTACCAACTTTATAAATTGCATTTCCTGTGTCTGAGCTTAGGTAACCAGTAGAAAGGCCAGAGTCGCTGGTAACATTGTGCCAAACAGTATCTAGTCCTTCAACATAGTTTAAAAATTTCTCGTAATAAAAATTTCTTAAATCAACATTTTTTAAAATATCAAAAATATCATTATAAATTATACCTTCAATATCAGTTTTATTACTGTAGGAAAATCTATATTCATTTGTAAAATTTTCTTTGTATAAGATACCATCGTCTGAAAATAAGATTGTTGAGCTGTATTTTCCTGTAGGATCTGACAAATCAAAGTATCTACTAATTCCCGAACTTGTTCTATTAATTGCTTTAATTTTTGCAATCTGTGTACTGGCTGACAGCGGACTAATATTGTAGTCTTCGCCAGTAATCATTCTGTTTTGTGTATAGTATGTTTGAGGAGCATTAGCTTTAATGTTATCACTAGTTTCAGCAGATGCTGCATTAGATACATTAGAAGCAAGGTTCAAAGAAATAGATAGTATTTCTTGTTGGCCGGCACCAGAAATGTAAGGAAAACTAATACTAACATTTCTAATATCCTGTGTGTTAATAGAATAGTCTAAGCCGTTACTTACACGATAATAAGTTTTAAAAGCTCCTACTGGCAAATCTCCAAATGTGCCATCACTAAATTGCAGACTGATTGCATCGTCGGTTCGTGTTATAACAGAATATATTGTTCTGATATTTTTATTAATACTGTTATAGATAATGTTGTTAGCTTCGAAGTTTGAAACGCTAGTCCACAAAGTAGATTCGTTGCCGTCTGCGTCTAACTGATAGAGCCATACATCATCATTGTTAATGTTTTGACTATCAATATCTATTGATTGATTAGAACTAGGCTGAGTGACCGAAAATGACCCAGTGTTTAGTGTGCCTTGGACAAATCTAAAGAAAAATCCTGAGCCTGAACTACCAGCGCCTTTGCCGTCATCTTTATAGACACAGCTCAACGCACTACCAAGTTTAGGAGTTTCTTCGTAGATATAACTACTGCCTTTAAAAGTTGTACTGACAACTTCAAAGTCCATGCTACGGCCGGCTACGGTTTTTGTAAATCCGTAAACTTGTAGGCCCGATGTTTTATTTTGGAATACATACTGTTCAGTTGGGATTCCATAGATGCTGGCACTGTCTGATGGATTGCCGAATTGTTGTGTTTTTGGGAACGCAGAATTTAAAACTTTAATAAACTGATCGTACCAGTTGGCATTACTAGCATCATTCCAGTTGATAATTTGCCCTGATAAGTTTCTGCCGTTACTATCTACTACATTTTCTGTTGTTGATACGCTGCTGAATTTTAATAAACCACTAGCGGCTATGTTTCTTTTAGCATTATATGACAGTAGTCTAGCTAGACGTAATACACTTTCACGACGTTCTGCTAGTTCTAAGAAGTTGTCGCGGGCATTTAAATCAACGCGGAAAGCTATGCTTTGGCCCAAGAACGCAATAAGGTCAATAAGGGCAAGGTATTCGCTGGATTCAATGTAATCGTTATAATCTTCAGGGTAATTTTGACGAATATAGTCAATCATTGTCCTGCGCAGATTCTCAAAATCGTAACTCTGAAAGTCGGCGTTTTTAAAAGATTGATAGATTTTTTTCCAATCTTCTGAAATTAAAAGTTTATTTTGTCTAGCAGTGACCGTCATGATTTATCCTATATAACGATATTTATCGAAGAAAATTATATACGTACTTTATCCTAGCAACAGTCCGTTAGCCTGATCAAACTTTAATTGCATACTTTGACTGATGTTATAAGGCAAGTAAGTCAGCACACATTCTAATTGAATTCCAGTGTTGTATTGACTTACTGACACTTGGCTAGCAGTGATCCTAGGATCGTAGTTAATAATAGTATTGACGTTTTGCACAATAAGATCTTTTAGCTGATCTGTTAGAGGTTCAAACAACAAGTCCCAGATAATAGTCCCAAATTCTGGGTTCATTAAACGCTCGCCTTGTCTAGTGTGAAAATGATTTAACAAGTCTTGTTGTATCAACTGAAAATCATATAACGCAAAGTTTTCAGTGTCTGAATTTACAGTACTAAATCCTTTGTAAGTTTTTGGAGCAATCAAATCATTTCGTTGATTTGGGCTCAACGTTATTTTATCGTATAATTTTGAGTTATTGCTCATGCTGTATTCTCCGTACCTGGTGGTAATATTTTCTCAAACGTATCTGTTTTCGTTGTGTACTCTTTATATGCTTTTGGTGTTGCTATTGATTTTGTAGTTTCTCTATCAGTATTCTTAAACGACACAGGATCTAAGTTTTCATGGTGCGGCCAAGGCTCGTGTTGTGGAACACGCATCATAATTGTTTCTAAATCTTGAATACCTTCTTTATTTGGAACAGTACAAGGTGTCAGCAGTACTGTTTTTTCTGCGGTTAGTGAACTGTTCATGTAAATTTTACCAGCAGTTTCTCTATGTGTTACACCGCTATTAATATGAGAATTACTTCCGCTGGTAATTTTAGTGTCTGCCATGGCCATAGTTTCTACGTTTTTACCTGCTTCGGCATGTACAGTTTCTTTTGCTTTTACATTAAAATTTCTACCTGCTTCTAAATTAATATCTCTATCAGCTTTAATGTTTAAATCTTTTTCTGTGTGAATGCTAACACTATCTTCTGCATAGATATCAATTTTTCCGTTACTAGTTAATTCTATCCAAGTGGTTCCTTTAGCATTGCCAATGTAAATTAAATCTTCTGAGTTGTGTAGTAGTATTTGATGTCCTGTTCTAGTACGAATACGGAAAAGCTCGTTATGTGGAACTTTCTTTAAGCCGTCTGTTTCTCTATTTTCAACTGATGCATATTCTGGAGGACCTTCTCCAGGCAATGTTTTTCTTAGATACTTGTCATCACCGTCATCCATAACTAGTGTGGTTCCGCCTAGTCGACTCATTGGTAGTACAACTTTGCGTTTTTCTAAACCAACTTCTTTTGTCGGTCCAGTTTTATCTTGAGGACCAGGTGTGCTGATTCCAAAAACACTACTAGGTGTTTCTCTCCTTGCACTTGATGTGGTTATTCCCCTAATGTCATCTTTTAATAGACCTTGTTCGACTAAAACTTCTGTCAACAAGTGTTTAGGTTTTTTAATTTTAGTGACATCTTTGATATCGCCTGGGTTTGTTTTTTTGTTAAACTCAGCAACAGGAACTCTTCCACTACCATCAATATTAAATTTTGTAGAGGCAAGTCCTGGAACTGAAAAATTCATTCCTTCGTCAGGAACACAGCCTATCCAATACCCAAACTTTGGATCGTCTTGTACAAAAATAACAACCACTGTTGTTCCAATATCTGGGGGAATCATCCACATGCCATAACTTTTTTGTGTATTAGCATAGTCATCGACTGGATTCAAACCTGCATAAGGAGTTGATCCAAAAAATGGAGTCATATATTTGGCTTGATATGTTTGGCCTGGAGCAAGCGAGTTACCGTAGGGCCTGTGCAGTCTAACTTCAATTACTCCCATGAAGGTAGTATCTGCGTGGCCAACTACTTCAGCTAAGAATATGCCTTCTTTAGGGCGCGGTATAGACGGTGATATGGTATTAGTGTTTACTGGTCCACTCATTATTGTTTTCCTGGTTGTACTGGTCCCGGATTTTTAGAAGAAAGAACGTTTTCATTCTTAGCAATTTTCTTATATTCTTGGCCGTTTCTTCTAAAACCTTTTAGCACTTGTCTAAACTGTCCATCTCTAAAGTAATTTGTTACAACATTTACACAATATAATCCAGTAAACCCAATAGCTGGTCCGTTTTTAGGATCCTTGGTCATGTCCATGTGATTAGGACCTTTAAAGTTATAAAGGCCAGTAGTCTGGTTAAGGTCAACCGGAGTTCTAAAATTAACTATAACATCAACTTGACTAGTTTGCCAGTTAACACTTCCGTCTTTGTTTAGATCTTTATAATTTGGAACAGGTTCTGCAATATAGTTACCCATGCCGCTAGTAGCAAACCAATACGGGTCGCCTAGTATTTCTAAATCTAGCATGACCATGTCGTAAGGATTAGTTATAGCATCATGAAAAGATTTACCTAACATTTGTAGTGCCGTATCGCCGTCCGATCCGCCTGTACCTTGAAGAGAATTACTAACTGCGGCGTTATTATATTGCGCACGGTTTGCACCACCGTAGCCATCAACGTTTGGCTGGAATGCTGCGCCAGCTGGAGCCGATTTAAATGTTGTTTTTTGTTCTTGGTTATCACCGACTGAAGTTTGTCCTGGTCTTGCTAGACCCATACTATTTAAAAATGCATCAGATGCATAGCTATTTGCAAATCCAACATTATAATCAATGTTAAATTTTAAAACTTCTGTGTTTTTACCTGTAAAAATATAGTCGTATCTTTTGACGCAAGCGGCTTTTAACTGATCAAAACCAACCTCTGCTGTGCCGGCGCCTGCAACTTTACTCATATGAACTTTGTAAGGAACAACACGATACACATTAATCTTTGGAGCAGTAGATGTTTCTAATTCGTTGGCTCTTGGATCTACATAATATGTTTGCGTATCCACACGCCACCATGTAATCATACCGTTATTATCTTTACTAGCAAATGCTGTTTCTGCATATTTGCTGGATAAAATAATTTGATTAATTACTGTTGGAATATCTAAAGACTGTGTAAACTTAAATTCGTTTTCACTGTAATTAGGAACTAATTTTCCTCTTAGCCATATGCCTAATGTAGGATCCCATGTATCTTGTTGATTGCCTGGTGGAGGAGATCCTATGCGAGATGGATCAAATCCTAAAGACGCCGATCCAATTTCATTAACTTGACCTGATGCTTGTTCTAGTGTTGCTGGATTTACTCCTAACTTTTTAAAAACTGCATCAGCTGCTTCACTTCTTTGAGGGTTAACATAGGCCTTGTTAGGCCCTGTAGTAGTTGAGCCTGCTGCTCTAGAAACTTGTTTGCTGGCGGCGTCAGCTTGTGGGAAAATAATTACAACTTGGTCTGCAACTTTCTGTGTTTTATTTTTTACGGCTTCTTGTAGTTTATTATTAATAACTGCCTGTAAACTTTGTTCTCCAGTTTGTAAAACTTCTTGAACAGTAGTTCCTTTAATGCTCGTGTCTGATCTTAAAGTAGCAAATTCAGTAGTAAGAGCAATACCCTGTGTTGCATAAGCATTGATTAGGTATCGTGTACCTTGATCAGATGCTTTCATATCAATGTAACTTAATCTAATAGGAATATATCTTGTAGAAAAAGGAACTTTTTTCAGTGTACCGTTTTCTGTATTTCCTCTAAACTCTACACTAATTAAAAAAGGTGCATCTCGCCAGTTACTGTATCCTGCTTCAATAGCAGCAGTTTGACAAGCATTGATAAACAATCCTATACTATAAGGTTCGTACACATCAAATTGAACTGTTGCAACAGATGTTGTTTTAGGACCTCCGTGGCCAATGTAAGTATCAAAAGTTAAATTGTTTATAAAAAAATCTTGTTGACCAAAGTTAGGCGTTCTTACTCGATTATTAGGATCTGCATTGGCAGATTTACAAATGATTGGTAAAACTTTTCCCTGCTGAAGATACGATGTATCAGGAAAATTTAACTCTGTAAATTTTAAAGGGTGCAACGCAATAGTATATGTGTAACTGGCATAGTTAGACAGTATATTTGGTGCAGGAACACCTAATGATGCAAGTGCTCCAAAGTTATTACCTAGTGTTGCCGCCGTTGAAACTAAGTTTGACGTGGCTCCTACTACATTAATTCCCATTTTAAACTCCTAAAACTGTTCTAAGACCGCTTGCTTTAGGAATATAAATTTTCTTTCCAGGAACAAAGTCAAATATTGGATCTTCTAATACATCCATGTTGCGTTGAATAAACACCCACCATAGTTGAGAATCACCATAAAGGTCATAAGCTAACAAGTCTGGTCTATACATATATTGACTTTCAATAGTATAAAGAAAGTCGTCGGGTTCTGCACTGACCGGTCTAATGGATAGTGTATCTAAGTAATTTTGTTTTACTTCTGTAGTGTACCACGGACTGAGAATATTATATAATGCAGTCATGATTAAATGTATCCAAAGGCATTATTTAAATAAGAACCAGTCACAAATCTATCAAGACTGAACTTACGCATAGAAGTTCTGCTGTACATTGGTAGTAATGTAATACTGAATTCGCTCTTAGTTGGAACATAGGCCTTGCCTCCGCCTGTAGTTCCGCCTATACCAAAAGTGCCTAATAAGCCTGCTACTTGGCCAATACCACCAGCAATGGCGCTAAATCCTTCTACGCTACTTCTAGACACACCCGGTATTGAACCGCCAAGTGTATCTGCTAGTCCGCTAATAGAATCAGCCAGTCCTGCAATATTGCCTGCAGCACTACCAACAACATCACAATGAATATAATCAACTTCTGACGGCAATGTGCAGTTAAAACTTTGAACAGCCACAGGAACATTTTTAAAAACATAGTTGCCGTAACCGTTTAAGTAGACCACTGGCGGAGGGTTACCGGCTTTTGGATCAAAACCAGTGAACATTTTTGTTATAGAACGTAAATAATGAACCGCTGCAATCCAATATAGTGCCTGTCCTGCGTCTTCAACTGCCATACTAGCAGTAATTTCAATTGCGCCTGGATCGCTGTTCTTATAAGCATTAACAGGATAATTGGCATGTACTATATTTTCAGGGGAATACTTGGCACTAGATTTAATTGTAATCTTTGGTGTAAACGGAAATACTAATCCGCCTGCATCCTTTAAAGGTTTCAATACTGGACTAGATCTAAAACTAGACCAATTTGGGAGACTTAATCTGACACGCCAGTCGTTTGCGTATGGATCACCTTGGAAAGCAGTAATAGCACTGGCAATGTCGCCAATTGCTTCGCCTCCCGCAGGTAAATTTATTGACCTAATAGCACCTGCTACGCTACCAGCTTCTGTTACCCCTTGTATTGCAGAACCAATTGCACTGGCGGTACTAACTGCCTGTGTGGCTGCACCAAAGACTGCGGCGCCCGCAGATACTTTACTAACAAAACTACTATTACCAGATGTAAAAGCCATATCTATTTTTCCTTTTGGTAATATATTTATTTGACTTTATAATATACGTAGTTTATACTTAATAATCCGGAGACATGATTAAATGACGATTGCACCAAAGATTAACTACTTAAACAACAAAGATTTACTATTAGAAATACACAAGTCGAAAAGCTCATACTGTAGTTTTACCAAACCAGAATACCATCAGTACGACATTATCCTGCCCAGCGTAGACAAAATTAATATACGAACTATTGCTGAAGCAAAACGAAACAAAGCTAAACGTCTAGGCGATGAAGAATACGCTAAACGTAAAGCTGCAGGAGAAAAGGTAAAACAAGCCGACTGTGCAGTCGATTATAAAAAAATTCCTAAGGCTGATTTAATTTTTAGAATTATGACGTTTGAACATATCCCTACTAATGTTGGACGTAAGAAAAATCCCAAAAGTACTGCGGACAAACACGACAAAGTCAACTTTCCACCATTCCAACACTTTAAGTTTGATGAAAACGATGAATTAATCTGTGTTGGTAAAAGTCATTGGAAGGGCGGACTTAAGACAGGCAAGTTTGATAAAGATGCTGGACAAATAACCAGCAATCTTGCTCGAATGATGATTAAACTCTGCGAAAGATATGCTACACGCGGCAACGTTCGAGGCTACACCTATAACGACGAAATGAAGGGTCAAGCTATTTTACAACTAACACAAATAGGACTACAATTCGATGAAAGCAAATCAGATAATCCTTTTGCTTACTTTACTGCTGCTGTTACTAATTCATTCGTTAGAGTTATCAACATTGAAAAACGTAATCAAAACATTCGAGACGATATTTTAGAAATGAACGGGATGAACCCAAGTTACACAAGAACCGGCCAGGGCGAGCACGAAGCAGCTCTAAAACGACACACGGAGAGTACAGATGAGTAATCTTTTTAAGAAAGTTGCCTGTTTTACAGACATACACTTTGGTTTGAAGTCTAACAGTCACGTACACAATCAAGACTGCGAAGACTTTGTAGATTGGTACATTGCAAAAGCAAAGGAGGAAGGCTGTGATACAGGAATTTTTATGGGAGATTGGCACCATAATCGTAATAGTCTTAATATCACTACTATGGACTATAGCTTGCGGGCCTTGGAGAAGCTGGGTAAGGCGTTTGATGCATTTTACTTTTTCCCTGGCAATCATGATTTGTATTACAAAGACAAACGAGATATCCATAGTGTTGAGTTTGGCAAGTATATTCCTGGTATTACTGTGGTCCATCAGCCGATTACCGAAGGAGATGTTACCATGTGTCCGTGGCTTGTCGGAGAAGAATGGAAGCAAATAGGTAAAAAGAAAGCCAAATATATCTTTGGACACTTTGAGCTACCGCACTTCTATATGAATGCCATGGTGCAGATGCCAGATCATGGCGAAATCCAATTGGATGCTTTCCAAGGATACGAGATGGGCTTTAGCGGACACTTTCATAAACGTCAGAACAAAGGCAATATGCACTACATTGGTAATGCATTTCCACACAATTATGCAGATGCGTGGGATGACGAACGTGGCATGATGATATTAGAATGGGGAAAGCAACCAGAATATCATGCTTGGCCCAAGCAACCTACATTTAGAACTGTAACATTAAGTCGATTAATTGACGAAGCAGACACGCTAATACTGCCCAAACAACATCTACGTGTAACACTGGACATTGATATCAGCTACGAAGAAGCAAGTTTTATCAAAGAAAACTTCATGAGTCAGTATGAGATTCGAGAACTGACACTGATTACCGAACGCAAAGCTGTAGAGATCAATACTGATATCGATGTTCAAAGTTTCGAAAGCGTTGATCAGATAGTATCCAGTCAGCTTGTGAATATCGAAAGTGAAACATATAATAAGAATACGCTACTAGCGATTTATAATAGCCTATGATAAAAATAAAAGAACTTACAGTTAAAAACTTCATGAGCGTGGGTAATCAAACCCAAGCTGTGGATTTTAGCAAAGAACATTTGACATTGGTGCTAGGTGAAAACCTAGACATGGGCGGAGACGACAGTGGTAGTCGTAACGGCACAGGTAAGACTACTATTGTCAACGCATTAAGCTATGCTATTTTTGGTCAAGCACTGACTAACATCAAAAAAGATAACTTAATTAATAAAATTAACAATAAGAACATGCTGGTTACTCTGTCGTTTGAAAAAGACGGACAGATGTATCGCATTGAGCGAGGACGTAAACCTAACATCTTGCAGTTCTATGTTAACGACGAAGCTCAAGAAACTGGCGAAACTGATGATGCTCAGGGCGATATGCGTGAAACTCAGAAGGACTTAGATGAACTTCTGGGCATGAGTCACGATATGTTCAAGCATATTGTTGCATTGAACACCTATACAGAACCATTCTTAAGTATGAGGGCTAACGACCAACGTGCAATTATCGAACAGTTGTTAGGTATTACTATACTAAGTGAAAAAGCAGAAACACTTAAAGAACTAATTCGTCAAACTAAAGAATCTATTACACAAGAGAATGCTAACATTGAAGCAACTAAGCGTAGTAATGAAGGCATTCAAAAGAGTATTGACAGTCTAATTACAAAACAGACCGCTTGGAATACTCAAAGAGACGGCGATCTTGAAAAGATCGGTCGCGCGATCATAGAACTAGAGAGCGTAGATATAGAAGCTGAGCTTGCGAAGCACAGCGAGCTGAAAGTTTTTGAAGAAAAGACAGCGAAGCTGCGCTCGCTGAATAAGGAACGTGCTACGTTAGAAAGCGCGATAGCGCAAGCAGAGCGAAGCGTCACGAAGTATGACGGCGAGCTTGCCAAGTTGGCTAACAAGACCTGTCACGCTTGTGAACAACAGCTACATGACCATAAGCATGAGGAGTTGACCACTCGGGCCCAAGAACATTTAGATGAAGCTAAAAAATATCATGCCAAAGTGCAGGCAGACCTCAGCAAGATACAAGGCGAAATCGATGCTATAGGCGAAGTAAGCAGCAAGCCTAACACCTACTACGATACTGTAGAAGAAGCACTCAAACATCAAAACAATCTTAAAACACTGGAAACACAGTTAACCGTACGTGCGGGCGAAGTAGATCCTTATCAAGAACAAATTGAAGAGCTAATGAACACAGCTCTAGTGGAAATTTCTTGGGATACTGTCAATGAATTAAACAGTCTCAAGGAGCATCAGGAGTTCTTGCTCAAGCTGTTGACGTCAAAAGATTCATTTATTCGTAAGAAAATCATTGATCAAAACTTGGCCTATCTCAATAATAGACTTACCTACTACTTGGATAAGATGGGTTTGCCGCATACTGTGACGTTTATGAATGATCTTAATGTTGAGATCACACAGCTAGGACAGGATCTAGACTTTGATAACTTGAGTAGAGGCGAGCGCAATCGTTTGATCCTTGGATTGTCCTGGGCCTTCCGTGATGTATGGGAAAGTTTATATCAAAACATCAACTTACTGTTTGTTGACGAGCTGGTAGACAACGGCTTGGATGCGTCAGGCGTTGAAAGTGCGCTCAGTGTGCTGAAGAAAATGTCGCGTGAACGCAAAAAGAACATCTTCTTAATCAGTCACAAGGACGAACTGATAGGTCGTGTCAACACAGTACTAAAAGTTATTAAGGAAAATGGCTTTACCAGCTATGCTACGGACTTAGAGGTCATAGAAGAATGAGCAAAAAGGTAGAGCCGGTTGACTATCAAGATGAGGAACTACACGCAGAACTTTTGCGTCTGTTTCGTATCTACTTTGAAGCCAATCAAAAATGGATCAACCGTGCTACCAAGCAGAGTTCAATTGAACTACGACAAGTGCTCAGCGACATACGCAAGGTCTGCATAGCTCGCAGAGACATAGTTAGACGCTGGGCTGTGACCAAGGAAGCACAGTTAGCAGAACGTAAACAAAAAAGAAAGGCTCAAGATTAAAGGCACTAATGACCAAAGTTCGCTACATACGTAATGCTTTGGACATATCAAAATCAAACAGTAGAAAATATACCTGAAGGCTACATTGGGTTCGTTTATTTGATAACCAATACTGTATCCGGACAAAAATACATAGGCAAGAAACTAGCACAGTTTAAACGTACAAAACCACCACTCAAAGGCAAGAAACTTAAAAGAAGAAGCGTAGTAGAAAGCGATTGGCGCGACTACTGGGGTTCATCCGATAGGCTCAACGCAGATGTCCAAGCACTAGGTCCGGAAAAATTCACACGAGAAATACTATATCTTTGCAAAAGCAAGGCAGAAATGTCATATCTAGAGGCTAGAGAGCAGTTTGAACGCAGAGTTTTAGAATCTGACGACTACTATAATGGTATTATTAACGTCAGAGTTGGCGGCTCAAACATACTTAGGCAACGCTTAATAGAACAAAATCAGGCAAAATAATGGGTTTTATGGCTAGCGCAGGCCAATGTCGTGCGCCCTAATCTCTGGTGATGTCGCAGAGCGTGGAAGTCTTTTTGCCCAAAAGAGCACTTAGCAACTATCCTTAACAGGACGATGATCGGATACGCCTATGAACCGGTTTTGCTATTTAGAAGTTAGGAAAGGCTAAAAGAAGGGAGAAAAACCCTACGTTATTGTACAAGACCGCGTTTGTATAATAACCGCCGTTGTAATAAGACGTGGCTCGAGGTACCGGACAACCGCCTCTGTAATGCCATAACGCTGTGTGACATGTTCAACTCGGATAATGTTCAACTTTTGCCCGCAAGGGCAAAGTGTGACTGAACAATCTGGATAATGCTAAAAACGCTTCGCGTTTATATGTCTTTAATTATTCCTTGATAAAAGTTCGAGCGAAGCGATGAACAGATGAACGTAGTTCATCTTTATAACACATAAATATCACATGCGAGTAAAAGAAATAGTAAACGAATCACGATTATTACAGGAACAGATGGTAAGATTCTGGACCTTATTAAGCTATGCTCTCAAGACTGATGGCAAAGGCATAGGAAATCTAGCAGAAAAAGCATTGGCGTGGTTGGCCAATAATGTTAAAAACAATCCTAATGCAGCAGAAGAATTGGCTAAAGGATGGTCCATGACTGCCAGCAAAGCAGATGTTACTATTGCAAGTGCTGTACGTGCAGGCCGTGCTGAAGCAGAGGCTGCAGGCATAGCGAAGAATGTGCTAGACGAAGCTGAACAGCTGGCCTACAAACTATACAAAGGCAAGATAATGCCCAAGGTTAGAGATGCAGCTCATGCTATGGAACTGTGGTATGGCGCTAGTTTAACTCTTTACAACGGAATTTTCCTTGCCTTAAACATTGGAAAACCTATTGCAGAAATGATTTATTACATCATGGACGCATATCAGAAAAACGAAGAAGGACATCCTGAGTATCAAGGTGCTAAACTACAGTGGATTGTTCAATGGGAAATCAACAAATGCCTAAGAGAAGTAGTTGCCGCTTGGGCAGGTAACAAAATCATCGGATGGGCACTAGGACCTAACGGCATTCAAATGCTAGGACCTTTAGGTTGGGGTCCAATTGGCAAAGCATTTAACATGCTCAGTCCAGCGGCCAAAGCCACATTCCAAACTTGGTTCTACACAGACGAAGGCAAACAGGCATTTGCCAATTGGCTAGTAGGTAAGGCCATGTTCTACGGAACAGAAACATCAGTTCCTTTTGGTCCTACATTTAAGGATGCTATTAACTTTGTCGGCGGACACGCAGTTAAGACTGGATATGATGCTATTCTTAGAAAAATGGGCAGTGACAAAGCACAACAACCGCCTAAAGCACCTGAGATAAAGCCATTTAGACAAGCCGACAGCGACATTGACATGACGCACGGCTTTACCAAATAATTAAACTAACGGCATATTAGTTTCTTTGCTGATATCAATGTTTTCTTTGATAACAGTATACATGGAACTGCGATCGTCATAGCTGTACTGATGCAGTAATTGATCAACAGTTACACCGCCTCTCATGTACCAACTGAGTCGAACCAGCTCAGTTTTAAATTCTTTTATTTCACTTTCTAGCCTAACTAGATACTCTTTAATTTCTTCGGCAGACAATCCAATTAGGCGCCTACGAAAAAATTTGATTGATCCAATTCAACGTAGATTGATTCTTCATGTCCGCAACTGTCACAGACTGCGGTTTTAGTTGGCGGAGTCCATTGTTGTTTAACTTTGTCTAAATGTTTACTAACTGCGTCACTGACAGCTCTGTCAACATTACTAATCCATTCTTTAATGTGCTGTTGATCTGTAACCACAGTAGTTCCAACACTAATACTTTCAATTCCTGAAGAAAATATTTCTTGTCTCAGCAAAGACAGTTCTTCTAGCAAGGCTTTACTGGAATTTTGACGTTCAACTTCATCTGTTAGTTTATTAATTTGACCTAATTTCTGCTGTAGCCCAAAATTTTGCATGGCAAATTCAGTTGACTGTTTATAAGTCAACGGACGTATAGTAACTGTAAGATCGCCTACTTTGACTGTGTTATTGTAGCGGCATTGTCCGTAAAATTCTATTATGTCAGATAAGTCAATGGCATAGGTATTTTCTGCGCCACAACTGTTACACAGCCTAGTAGATTCTAAATTATTACCGTAAGTAGCAATGCGTATTGCTGACAGCATAATATCAATATCTAACATGGACAAGTCCCAAGGATCTACTATACTAGGACAGCAACTTTTAATAACTCTAGCTGTGCTTTCTCCTGAAATAAGAGCATCAGCAGTTTTTAAAATGATTTCGTCCATGCCAGTCATGCCATAAACTGCTAACTTAGTGACATCGCCTTCGATAGCATCTTTGTGGTTATAGATACCTTGACTGGGAAGACTGATGTAGATTTTAGGTTGCCTAAAATACTTCTGTAACGGATTTAAAGACATGTTTTACTCCAGATAAATATTAGTATAGTGTATTTATATACGCACTTTTTGGTAGAAAAATAATGCCTGACTTAAACGAACAAATACTAGCAGAGTTAAGAGGACTTAGACAAGACGTAGGCCGTGGCGGCGGATTTGCATCTGGCAACATGACTGGGCAACGCATGGCTGATCAAGCGTGGAACGGTATTACTAATACTGCCAGTAGCTTGTCTAAAGTGTCTACAGGTGCGTATGATTTAAACGGCGCTATCGCCGATGTAACCAAAACATTTGATATATTTGGCGGAGTAGGTCAAAAACTAGGTGCTGTATTCAGCGGAACAATCAATTACGTCAAAGATATGAATGACGCAATGATTCAGTCAGGTAGATACGGTGTAACTTTTAGTCAAAACTTATTTGATTATACTGGTAGACTAGCCGGCGCACAGATTTCTTTTAACGATTTCAACAAACTGCTTGGCGGTGCTGGCAAACAAATCATGGGCTTGGGCATGAATGCTCAGCAGTCTGCAGACTTTTTCCTATTAAACTCTGCGGCACTAGCACGTAACGAAAAAGTTATGGTAGCTAACTTGATGGGTATTGGATTAACAGAGTTCCAAGATCAGTTAGCTATTACAACTGATTTGTTTAAGAATTTAGATCGTACACGAATAGATACAAATCGTTTGATACAGCAGTCAACTATCGCAGCCACTATTGAAATTGATAACATGGCTAGAATCACTGGTCGTAGCAGACAAGAAATTCAAAAAGATATAGACCAACAGCAACAGAGCAGGTTAGTACAAATAGCTAAAATGTCTATGACTCCTGAACAGCTAGCCAATTTGAATAGAACAAATGCCATGATGAGTCAATTAGGCCCAGGTATGGCAGATGTCTATGTTCAAATGATGAAATTTAAAAATGTAGTAACACCTGAAGGTAGAGAAATAGCAGGTGCAATGAACTTGGTAATGCCTGGCTTCATGGAAAAAATGCAACAAATGGCCAACAGCACGGACGAAAGAGAAATTGCACGACTACAAGAAGAATTAAAATACATGTTAGGTCAAGCAGCTGCTGACGAAAAACGAATGGATCAGTTGACTATCTTAGCAACAAGAAACGAAGGTGTTGCTAAGATGTTTGCTGAAATTTTTGGTGGCAAAGGCCGCGCACAAATTGATGCTTATGCACAACAGTACAGAGCCGCAGGCGGAGATAGTGCTAGATTCCAAGAGTTAACAGAAGATTCTGCTAGACTAAGAGATTCAATCTCTAAACAAATTCTACAATTAAATCAAGCAGGCGGCCCAGGAGCAGCAATCAGTCAAATGTTGTTAGGACTAGACCGTGCTATTAAATCTGGACAAACAGCAGTAGGCAAATACATTGAAAGTTTTGAAGCAACTGCTGGCAAGAAATTAGAAGGTATTGATGCTAGAGGTATGTTTAATGAGATTATGAATCTCCAAAACATGACTCCTGAACAGATTGAAACATTTGCTAAAAAATTAATCAGTAGTACAGCAGTAGATGTTGATAATGCACCGCCAGACGGCAAGCCACAAGGTATTCCTAGGTACGGAGAAACAACAACCAATCCATTGCACGTTAACGTTGTAAATGAATCAATACGCACTAAAGCCGAACAACGAGCAATGGGGTCGTTAGGTGCCAACGGTCCTATGAAAGTTGATAAATGGTTTGAAGATTTTGGTTCTGGTATGATAATGCAACTAGACGGCAGAGAAAGTGTCGTTAGGGAGGATCAACGCCTTGCGTTTGCCATGGACACTTTGAAAGAATCAGGTGTATTGTCTTCTATGATTGCTGGATTAAGAAGTATAGCCCCAACCGGCGCTCAAGGAAACGAAACTGTTATGCGAGATTTAACAACCGCAATTACTACGCTACCTCAACAGATAAAAATTCCAGAATTTAAGTTTCCAGCAACTGCTGATGACGATAAAAAATTATTATCAGATGCTATAGATAGGTTAAATACTAAGATGGATACGCTTATCGCTGCCGTTGAAGACGGGTCTAAAGGTACTGTTAAAGCAGTTAGGACTCAAAATAATCTAATCGGCTAAGGATCATAAATGAGTTGGAAAAAATATTTCACACCTGTGCCTGTAAATGGCTCTAACCTAAGTCCAATAAACGGAACTAGCCAAAATCGTGCCGGCCCAGCAAGAACCAACTATAGCAGTTTCTTACCTGATGTTTATACTGGTAGTCCAAACCGTGTTGAACGCTATCAGCAATACGAAGTTATGGACAGCGATCCTGAAGTAAATGCAGCGTTAGATATCCTAGCAGAATTTAGTACACAAAAGTTAAAAGACGGCAAAACTCCTTTTACTGTACAGTGGAGACACAAAGCAACCAACGCAGAAGTTCGTATTCTTGGAGAATATCTACAGCAATGGTGTAAACTACAAAAGTTTGATGTGCGAATATTTCGCATGATGCGTAACACGTTTAAGTATGGTGACGCATTTTTTATTCGTGATCCTGAAACACAAAAATGGCACTACATTGATCCTAGCAAAATTGTTAAGATTATTGTAAATGAAAGTGACGGCAAAAAGCCAGAACAGTACATTATCAAAGATATTGCGCCTAACTTTATGGATCTAGTTGTAACACAGATTACACCAAATATTAATCCAAGACAAGGCACTGGCGGTATGGCTGGGTCAGGCGGCTACGGTGCAGTTGGCGGGCAAACACAAAAAACTGGCAATTACTCTGCGGCTAACGGCAGTCGTTTTGGCACAACAGAAACTGAATACGCCATCGGTGCAGAACATGTAATTCATCTAAGCCTAAGCGAAGGATTAGACAACAACTTTCCTTTTGGCAACAGTTTATTAGAAAATATTTTTAAAGTATACAAACAGAAAGAACTGCTGGAAGATGCAATCCTTATCTATCGTATACAACGTGCTCCAGAGCGCAGAGTGTTTCATATTGATGTTGGCAATATGCCAAGCCACATGGCCATGGCCTTTGTAGAAAGGGTTAAAAATGAAATACATCAAAGACGTATACCTAGCCAAACTGGTGGCGGACAAAACGTTATTGATTCTGCTTATAATCCGTTATCTATCAACGAAGATTACTTCTTCCCGCAAACAGCAGAAGGGCGAGGAAGCAAGGTAGAAACACTACCAGGCGGTACAAACCTTGGCGAAATTGACGATTTAAAGTATTTTACCAATAAATTATTCCGCGGTTTACGTATTCCAAGTAGCTACCTTCCAACCGGTGCCGATGACAGTCAAGCCAGTTACAACGACGGCCGTGTTGGTACAGCATACATTCAAGAATTACGTTTTAACAAGTATTGCGAACGCCTACAAGCACTAGTAACTTCTGTTATTGACGAAGAATTTAAACTTTACATGTATTCAAAAGGTGCGAATATTGATGCTAACCTATTTGAATTAAAGTTTAATCCTCCGTTAAACTTCGCAAGTAGCCGTCAGGCAACTATGGATACAGAGCGTATTAACACATTTAATACTGTTCAAGCACTGCCTTTCATATCAAAAAGATTTGCTATGAAACGATACTTAAATCTTACAGATGAAGAAATCGCAGACAACGAACGCATGTGGGCAGAAGAAAACGGTAAAGGCTTACCAACATATACTGATGCAGCTGGAGAACTACGTAGCGCAGGACTTAATGCAGCCGGTATTGAAGGCGATCTAGGCATGGCAGGAGATCTGTCAGCACCCGACGATATAGCCGGAGAGCTTGGCGCAGAAGGCGTCGAACCAGGCGGCGCACCAATGCCAGTTGCTGGAGCACCAGCAGCTGCACCAACTGTATAAATATTATTATGATATTACGCGAGTTATTTTATATTGATCCAGACACAAGACGTACTGCTAACGATCTACGCTATGATGCCGATCGTGATACAGCTACGTTGCATAGAGACGATACTCGCAAAACACGTCTAACTTTGCGTCAAATCAACGAATTACGCAAATCAAGTGAAGCCCATATATTAGAGCAGGAGCGAGAATTACAGTTTATTAACGACATGTACCAACTGCCACTTGAGCAACCTGCATAAATACCTCATTGAAATTACAAAAACCTATAAAAACGAGTCGTTTTTAGGCTATTATCATAGGGTTTTTAAACTTATATGTAAATATAATACAGCCTTGTATAACCATCACAGGAGAATTTTAACATGACTGACCGCGCACAATTTGAAGCCATGCTTGAGGCTTTGATCAATGAAGATCAAGAAACAGCAAAAGAAATTTTTCATAATATCGTAGTAGCAAAATCTCGTGAAATCTACGAAGAATTACTAAGCGAAGACTTCAGCGTCAGCGAAGACGAAGATGAAGACGAAAACAAAAACAAAGAAGAAGATAAAGATGTAGACGAAGGCTTCCCAGGCGCCGAAGAAGAAGGCGAAGAAGAAGAGGAAGAGGAAGAAGACGAGGGCGAGGACGACGAAGAAGCAGATGATGATGTTGGCGGCGACGCTACAGATGACCTAATTGGCGACGTTACAGACGGCGACGAAGAAGGTGAAGGTTCGATGTCTGATGAAGAACAATCCGATCGCATTCTTGACCTAGAAGATGCATTAGAAGAATTAAAAGCAGAATTTGAACAGCTAATGGCCGACGAAGGTGAAGAAGGCAGCGAAGAGCCAGCTGACATGGGCGACATGGGCGACATGGGCGGCGAAATGGAGCCAGAAATGGGTGGCGACATGGGCGGCGAGCAAGACGAATTAGCTAAGTTCATGGAATATGTAGACAAAGTAGCACTTCCAAAGCACGGTGACAACGGTGCAAACACCAAGTCAATCGTAGCAGGTAAGAACGATATGGGCGGTACAACTGCAAATATCGCTAAGAGCTTTTCAACAGAAAAGGGTGGCACACAAGGTGGTTTACTAAATCCTTCAACAAAAGAAGAAAATTTTGGTAACATCAACGTTCCAGGCGGCAATGCAGGTAAGACAGCATT